CTTGTAATGCAATGTCTGGAATTCAAGGGACATACCAAGGTTACGCTTATATAACAGCTGAAGATGCTAATTTTGATTTTACAGGAGCAGCTCAAGATCAAGGTGTTTTATATAGTTACCCATACACAGTCCAGCGTTTTGGTGGAACTACTAGCACTTTTCCGAATACAAGCTTGCTACCAATCGGTACTAGCTTGACAACTGATACAGTGTATGCTCACGCGAAGTATGGTAGTACTGTTAGACAATTCTTTAGTGATTCAACTTTATTAACTCCATGGGAACCAGGTTTAGGTACAGAAGGGGATTTATACTACACTTTCGAAGGAGGCTTGTTTCAAAACTTCGTATGTGTTGCTGGAAGTACTTGCCAACCTGGGCAAAGATACTGGACTTCTTATACTAATCCAAATGATATTTGTTCACAAGTTAGCACTTGGAGTCTACCATCTGAACCTTTTAACATGCAAGCTGCTAGCAAGGTGGTTTATAAAGGAAAATTTAGTGCAAGTGGTGAAGTTATAAATGGCTATACAATAATTGATACTAATTACGCTAGTGATACAGCTAGCGTTATTTTAGCACAATCATTTGACGGTACAGGTTCTGTTAATGGACCTACAGATGTAAAAGATTATGGTATACCAGTAACTCGATTCGCTGGAATGTCTGGTACAGCTGGCAACATTTGCTAAGTAATAAATTAAAAAAATAAGTGATAATATAATATGGCGGCAACTATTGAGATAAATTATTTTAACTCTTTTTGGATAAAGAAGATGGATTCTATAGCAGAGGTTAGACCTAACACAGGTATAATAAGCGCAAACGCTAATAGTGCTACTCAAACAATTACTACTTATGTCCCTGAATTAGGTTATGGACAAAGAGTTTATGCTAAAGACGCTAATGGAGTTGATGTAGTAGGATTTCCAAGTAAAGTTTATTTGATATCTTTTTCAATGAGTGCATCTCCTTATACAGTTACTTTGTCTGAAGCTGTTAATTTAACGGCCACTGATGTTTTAATTTTTGGTCCTATTGAATTGTTTACTGAAATACCTAGAGTTTATTCAAGCGATCCAACAGACTGGTATGCTGAAGAAGCTAGGATAAGAGGAGGTTACAATAATACAAACGTAGATTTAGGTGTAAAAGCTTACTTAGTAGAAGATAACGCTTCTCAGAACAATAGATTTAATTCTATGATATACTCTGGAGTTTTTAACTCTAGAACAGGTGTAAACAACACTAATCAATTTTCGGTAGCAGAAAATATTACTAGAAGTGTAGACCCATCTTATGGCTCTATACAAAAGCTGTACGCTGAAGATACCAACTTAATTATATTTCAAGAATTAAAAGTAAATAAAGCCCTTATAGATAAAGACGCTATATACACTCAAGAAGGTCAACCACTACAAGCTGCTTCAAATGTAGTAATAGGCGGTATAGTACCTTACGCTGGTGAATACGGAATAAGTACAAATCCAGAAAGCTTTGGTGTGTTTGGATATAGAAAATACTTTGCAGATAGAACTAAAAATCTAATATTAAGATTATCACAAGACGGTATTACTGAAATATCTATGTATGGTATGATTGATTTCTTTAGAGATAATTTAGCTGGCGCAGGTAGTTTACCAATAGTTGGTGGTTACGATATGCACAATAAACAGTACATTGTTTCTATAGGTGGAGCTGAAGGTAAGGTTAAACCTGGTTTTGATCCTGAAACTGTTTCGTTTGATGAAGCGGTAAAAGGTTGGACAAGTAGATTTGATTATTTTCCAGATGCAATTGGAAGTTTAAGAAATAATTTATATACTTACTTTGAAGGTGAAATATGGCAGCATTATTCCACAAGCGTAAACAGAGCTCAGTTTTATAATACAACTCACACGTCTAGTGTTAATTTAGTGCTTAATCCCTCGCCTTCGGTGGTTAAAAACTTTAACACTATTAACTACGAAGGTAGTGGCGGTTGGATAATGGAGTCACTAACAACTGATCAAGATGTAGCTTTGCAAATATCAGAATATCAACTATCAACAACACTAGCTGACTTGCAAACATCTCTATTCACTAACAACTTTAAAAGAAAAGAAAATAAATATTTTGCTAACTTATTAAACCTAACAGCTGTGCAACAAGGTGAGGTTTTATTTGGACAAGCTGTAACAGGTGTTAAAGGTTTTACTTCAGAAGTAAAGTTTACTGTTCCAACAACTAACCAATCAACACAAAGAGAACTATTCGCAGTTTCTAGCGAATTCAATAGATCATCTTATTAATCAAATACAATTAAATGAAATTAACAGCAAGAAGACTAACCGAAGAAGACTATAGCACTATCGTAGAGTGGTGGAAGTCTTGGCCGGAGTGGGAACCTTTATCACAAGAAATGTTACCTGAAAATGGTACAGGTGGAATTATAATAGAAAAAGAAGGTGAACCTATAGTAGCAGGTTTTTTATACGGAACAAATTCAAAAATAGCTTGGATGGAATGGATTATATCAAATCCAAAGTATAGAATTAAAAAAGACAGAGAGCAAGCTATATTATTATTAATAGATTCATTAGAGCAATGGGCTTATGATGGAGGTTTTAAATTAATACTTAGTATAGGTAGAAGCAAAAGTCTAATAGATAAACACAAGAAATTAGGGTACACGGTGGATGAAAATCCATCACACGAAATAATTAAAAAAATAAGATAATATGGCAGCAGTAGCAGCAATCGGAGCTGGAGTTTCCCTTATTGGAGGAGCAGTGTCAGCTAACCAGGCAAAAAAAGCAGGTCAAGGAGCTCGTAATGATGCTAATAGAGCTAGAGCAGAAATAGCAGCAATTAAAGCTGCTAGAGTTGATATAGTTAATCCTTACGCAAATCAAGTTAATCTATCTGGATTAGCTGAAAACTTGTCAGGTATGATGAACAATCCATTTGCTAGTTTAGGTGTAGCGACACAGGCTGCAGAGATTAAAATGGAACAAGCTGATATAGCTCTAGCAAATACACTAGACACAATAAAATCTACAGGTGCTGGTGCTGGTGGCGCAACTGCTTTGGCTCAAGCTGCTTTAGCTAGTAAGAAAGGTGTTGCTGCGGATATAGAAGCTCAAGAGGCTAAGAACGAACAACTAAGAGCTCAAGGTGAAGCATCACTTCAAGCTATGAAGGTTTCTGAAGAACAAAGACTACAAGGTATAGCAATATCAGAAGGTCAAAGATTACAAGCTGGCGAAGCCGCTGGTAAAACATTTACAATGCAAATGAACGAAGCTAGGTCTAATGCTGATCTAGGATACGAAGCTGGTAACTTAGCAAACGCTATGCAAGCACAATCTAACGCAGCCGCTGCAGAAGCCGGGGCATGGGGATCTGCTATATCAGGTGTAACAAGTATGGCTTCGTCTGCTTTACAATTTAAAGCTGCAACAGGCTAAAAATAAAATATATATAACTATGAGTGCATACGACAATCCTAAATTAATAAACGATAAATCAGCTTTAGCTTGGGCAGCGGCAGCACAACAAGTTACTCAATCTGTAGTTACAGGCTATCAAAATTACGTAGATTTTAAAATTAAAAACGCTGAAACAGCTAAGAAAAAACAAGAGGTATTTGACTTAGCTTGGAATGAAGCTTCGTTAAAAGCTTACGAAAACGCTGATAAAATCTATGAAGATGTTGAAGACGCTGGTTTAGAAGACTCTATAATAGATCAAGCTAAAAAAATACAGGTCGGACTAATGGAAGGTGTTGGTAAACCTGGTGATGACGATTATGTAATGGGTTCTATAGAAGCTCAAACTATTTTAAAAACTAGAGGGGGTTTAAGTAAAGAAGATAGGAAAGAATATAATGATAAAGTTTCTGCTGCAAATAAAAACTTAAGAGATCTACAAGACGATGCTGGTATAATACTATCAGACGTACAAGATGTAGAATTATATAAAGATGGACCAGGTCCAGGTCGTGAATCAAATTGGGAAGGTGGTAATTTTCAAGAACAACTAGGTACTCAATTAGCAGCTTTTGGTTTATCGAACATTTCAGCTGAAGGAATGACTGTCGATAGTAAAGATTACAGAAGATTAAGTAATGGTGATAGAGTAGTAGAAGTTGTAACTACAGTTGCAAAAGGTTCTAAAATATTAAAAGGTGGTTTAGGCGAAGGCGGATGGTTAACACAAGCTAAAAACAAAGATGCCAACAATGCATATAAAGTAAACGAAGACGGCAGTGTTACTTTTACATGGAAGAAAAACATGAAAAACTGGGACGGTCAATTGTTAAAAGCAACTGAAACAGCTACTGATGGAAATCAAACTTTAGTAGACGCTAACATACTAGATAAATCAAAAGGTGAAATAACAGCTAGTTTTAAAACAGCTTGGACTCCTACTGGAGACACTATGAGCACAGGCGCTGGTAAAGTTAGAACTTTAGTTGCGTCTGAATTTATAGATATGAAAGGCATAGACAAGTCTTTAGAAAAACAATTAGAGGGAAGATTAGCTGGTTTATACGCTTTACCACCAAGAGATAAAAAAGCTTACATGGAACAACGCTTAGAAATGGGTGATATTAATATTAACGAGTTTGTACAACTAACAGAAGAACAGCAAAAATCGTGGTTAAGATTAGCTGAAATAAATAAAATACGAGAAGATGCCGGATTAACTAGCACAATGAATATTGACCAGTTAATGGCAAGTACAAATCCAGATACTAATAAAAAGTATACTCGTGAAGAAGCTGAAGACGAGGTAGGTGAAACACCTGGTTTTGGCTTTGTTAGAAGAGAATTAACAGATGATGATATAAAGCAACTAAACGAAAGAGGTCTTACTAATTACAAGGCTGGTGAATATGGTTACTTTAAAGAATCAGATCCATCTACGTCTTATGCACCTCAAGGTCCTAGAGGACTATCAGCTCAGCAGCAAATAACAATGCAAGATATTTCAGAACAAAGAAATTCTTTTGTAAATACAGCATTTAGAGGTGAAATATTTAGTAAAGCAATGGCCCCTAGAACTTCTGCACCTAAAGCTGGCGATAGAAAAATTGATTGGGATCAAACAACTAATATGTGGATACCTTACACTTGGGAAACACCTACTGTTAGCACAAGCACATCTGATGGAGACAGAGTTAGTACTAAAAGACCACGATGGACTAGAACAAAGGTGCAAGGAAAAAATTCATTTGCTAACGACGAAAGAACAATGTTAAGCAACTTCCTTGACTTATAATTAAAAATAAATAAATATGTATGTAAACCCAGAAACGGGACAACGATACACATATGACGAGCTAGTGGGTCTAGCTGGTGGTGTAGAACTTGTTGATCAATATATAAGCCAAAATGGTCTATTTGAAGCAGGCGATGTTGAAGAAATAGAAACTGAAAACATAGATTTTCAACAAGTCACTGTACCAGATGCGGGTGCAAGTGTAGTGACGGATATAGATCCAGCGCCCGAGAATACGGAATTAGATTTGGAAAATATTTCTTTGGCTTCAGCCACAGATGTATTTGATGAAGATCCTTTTAAAGAATTAAAACAAGCTAAGGCTAATCTAGCTTATTTTAATAATGAAGTATTTGATCCTAATAATGCTAGAGCAGGTTTAGTACAAAGAAAAAAATTAGAAAAACTAGTTAAAGATGCTCAAACTAAAATAGAGCAAGGAGATATAAACTTAGAAATACCTGAGACTATAATAAGAAAAGGTAACGAAGAAGTTATACTTGCTTTAAAAGATGAATTTTCAGGTATTGTTTTTGATGATAAATCTTATTTTTTAGATGACAAAATTACAGCTAATTTAGGTGGTAATAAAGTTACATTAGATTTAAATCCACTTACTGAGAAAGGTGAAAAAGAATTCTTTGAGAATTATAAGAAAATACAAGAATACGAAAAAACAATTAAAGCTAAAAACGCTTTTGAACAAGGCGCATTTTCTAATATAATGAATGCTTTTGATAGCGGAGCTTTGAACGTTGAAGATGTTAATGACAACTTAAAAGACACTGCTTATACGTTTGAACCTGTAGAGCAAGAGGGCTTAGTAATAGGTTATGAATTAAAACAAAACGGGCAAGTAGTAGCTAGTGACATATTTAATCAAGAAATAGAAAGTCCAGTAAGAACTGGTAGTACGGATAGTATAGAAAACTATATAGCTAAAAACTTTACTAAAGAAGATTTATCTAAGTCAATGGCTAACATGTATCCTTTGTTATCTACCCATTTAAAAACTTTAGATCTTGAAGAGACAAAACGTATTAATGCTGTAAACAGCAAACCAGATGAAGAGCTTTTTGATTATGATGTTTTATCTGGACAGTTTTCTAAGCTTGCGGATATATTAAAAAACAAAGAGTATTTTACAGAAGCAGAACAAAAAGCAATAGACTATATGCTTAAGTTTTCTGCTAACCCCGAAGGAAGAGGTGAGTATGTAGACTCTGGAAGTATGCTTACAGAAGATGAACTAGTAATGCTTACGCCTGAACAGCAGTTAGATTATGTACGTAATTTAGGTTTTTTAGATACTATGCAGTTCGCCTATGAAGGAGTTGAAATTGATAAAGCTGCTTTAAAAGAAAAGCTTTTAAATAATAACTTATGGTCTAACGCTATAGACTATTCTGTTAAAACACAAAGAGAAGGAGCAATTGCTTTAGCAAAACAAACAGCTGCTGAATCTGTCATGTATGATTACGACAGAAGAGAAAGAGAACTAGTTAGAATAGGTTTACTTGTACAGAACGCTGGATACGACGTTATAAAAGATGAAATTAAAAGCGAAACAAAAATCATTCAAAACTATAATGATACAACAAGTTCTATTATAGAAGGTGAAATACAGTTAATAGCTAATAGTTTAAAAGATATACCAGCTAAAATAGCTTATACTAAAACGGATGGTATTGTAGATAATACTTTGTTTTTTAATCTAGAAGCTACAGAAGAATTAACAGAAGAACAACAGCAGTTATATGACGAGGCTAACGCGCGCTTAATAACTTTACAGAATACTTTAGGAAGATTAGAATCTGATTACAAAAAAACAGTAGGAAACTATGTTAATCATGTTGCTGAAGCTGCTCAATTTAGAGAAGACACTGATGTTGTTGTTGGCAAAGACGAAGAAGGTAAGGATATAAAGAGAAACATACTAAGTGAATTTGGTAGTGTTTTTAAAGAATATGAAATAGGTAGTTTAGTTGCTAAAGACTTTACAGACGCTAGTTATAATATAGCTCTAGCTTTACCTACATTGTTTAATTCTGAATGGGCTATTAACGAGCAAAAAGCTTTACAAAGAAAAGAAGAGTATTATAAATCATCAGCAGCATATGACGACGCGTTTGGTGAAGGTGAATTTGGTTTATATTCTTTAAGAACTTTATTTCAACAAGCGCCTAACATTATACTAGCTATAGGTACTGGATCTGCGGGTAACGCTTTAAAGCTTGGCGATGGTTTAGTTAAAACATCTATAGCATCTACATTTGGTATAACTTCTGGTACAGACATGTATAGAAATCTTAGCGTTCAAGCTGATCTTTTAGACATGGCAAACAAACAAGTTGAAACTCTTAATAACTTATGGGAGGCCGGTAGAATAGATCAATTTGATTATTCTCAAGGATTACTTGATGCGGAAAAAACTATAGCAATGGGTGAAATGACACCATTTCAAATAGGTGCTGCTTCAGTTGCTACGGGTATAATAGAAGGTGGTGTTACTAGATATATAGGTTCTGCTAATAACACTTTTAAGTTTTTAAAAGATGTTAAAGGACAAGGTCAAATTAATATATATAATCTATTTAACAAACCAAGTTTAAATGCTTGGGGTAGTTTTGCAATAGAAGGTGGTAAAAGAATTGGTGGCGAGCTTGTAGAAGAAAATCTTATATACGGTGGAACACAAGGTATATCTGAATCCTTAATACTACAAAGAGATGCTGACTGGTCTCAGTTTGATGATACCACTTTAGCTACTCTTATAACAGCTGGGTTCGCAAACACATCTGGAATAGCTACATCAGCTATAACTCAAATGTCAGCAACTAAAAAGTTTAGAGAAAAAATAAACAAAGCTACATCTGAGATACAAGAAATGGTTAACCTAATGAATGGTCCAGGTGTTAGTCAAAATCAAAGAAAAACATTTACTGCAGCTATAAAACAAAAGCTTATAGATATAGGCGCTGAGCAAACAGCGTTGGGTGTAGATGTAATTGCTTTAGGTTCTGAAAACGTGGTTGACTTAGTAGGTTTAAATGTACTAAAAAATAACTTACTTAGTGAAGCTGGTGTTACTCCTGATATGGATTCTAACCAAGCTCAAAATCAAATTGATAACTACAAAAAAGAAAAACTAACTACTACTGAAGCAGATAGATTTGATCAAAACCTAAACAGTTTAGATACAAATATAAACTCTATAAAAGAAGGTAATAAAAACTATGATAATGTAGAAACGTTACTAGGTGATGCAGGTAGAAAAGCTAGACTAAACTTAGACGAAAACACTCCTAACTGGAACGGTAAGCTAGATAAAAGACAAGAGTTAGCACAGGTTGTAGAAGAAATACATAGAATGGAAACTGAGTCTTATGTTAATAAGGCTAAAGAAGATACTGAAATACAGAAAGAATGGGAGGAGTTAAAAGACAATGCGGCTTCTAAGTATGAAGGCGATAAAAGAAAAAAAGAATATAAAGAAAAAATAAACGCTTTACAAGATGCTTTCTATGCTCAAAGTGGTAGAGCTTTATTTGATCAAGACACTAGAGTGGTAACTGTTTCTAGTGATATAGATTTTAAGGCAGATCAATTAATGTCTAATGAAAATATAGGAGCTTTAAAAATTGTTGAAATACCTAACATAGAAGATCAAATAAGTTACTTATATACTCTAGCTGAAAACGGCAAAATAAACCCTAAAGACATAAGTCTTTTTACAGATAAGCTAAAGCAAGGTGGAAATGGTTTTATTGTAGATAACGAATATATTACAATAAATAGACAGGCTGCAGAGCAAGCTATGGAAAACGGAGACATCAGAGCTGGTGTGGTTGTTTACCATGAGATTAGTCACGCTATAGATGAATCTTACTTTGACACTAAAGAAGAGTTTAATAAATATACAGATAACTTATACAAAGCTACATCAACTAGTGAAAACCCTATATTAAGATCTTTAAACATGAAGGTTGAAAACGCTTTGTTAAGTAATGAAGAGTATTCAAATGATGCTAGGAATGATAAAGGTGAATTACTACCTTTCAACAAAAGAGGTGATACATTTAAAACAGAGTATGCTGCAGAAATGCAATCACTTAGTTATGCTTTAGAAAAAGAATTAAACTTAGAAGATACGTATGGTACTCAAAACATACTAAGCAAATTAGCTAATAGAGCCGGCTTTGGATTAAAGGTGAATACACCTGAGAAAGCTTTAAGTTATTTAATAGGAAATAACGCGGCTTTTAGAAGAGGTGAATTTACTTCTCAAGTTAGAGCAAAGATAGGTAAAGAAGGTATTAAACCTAAAAAAGGTGTTGATGATTCTAAGCAAATATCTGATAGAATAAACATTAGATTTGAAGGTAAAGAAAACTTTAAACCTATTCTACCTAAAGACGTAGAGACTATGGTTAATAAAGTTGCTAATAGAGCTTGGACTAGATTTGGTAGTGGAGTACCACTCAATATAAGAGAGGTTCATTATAGTAGAAGAACCTACTTAGATCACGCAAAAAGTAAGCTTCGTGAGATAGCATTAAAATGGAATCCAGATTTAGGAACTTTTAATAGCTACATGGCTAACACCGGTATGCAAAGAGCTAATGCGTTTGCTACGCAGCTAGGTGTTCCAAAAGGAAAAGCTAATGTTAGAATAGGTGAAGATAATGCAGCTGAAAACGTGCAGTCAACAGACAGCACGGAAACTTTAAACAGAAGAGCTGAGGTAGAGGCTAAAGAAGTAAAACCTACTTTAAAAGAAAAAATAAAGTTTTCAAATCAAACAGAAGTAGAAAACAAACTAGAAGAAAAACTAGGTAAAGAAATTAGATATAGACTACCTAAATATAACGCCGACACTACTACAAAACAAAAAACTGATTTTGTAAATGAGTTAGGAAAAGGAATGCAAGGATCTTTTAAAGTTGTTATAGATGCAATGGGTGCTAGAAATAAAACCATAAATCTATACGAGCAATTTTTAAATGAAAACTACGCTACACTGCTAGGGCCAAACGGTCTTACAACTACATATCTAGCAAAAGCTTTTCCTTTAGCTGTAGAGAAATACGTCAACGGTTTAGGCTGGGTTAAATATGATAAGTGGAAAGGCAGAACAAAAGGCAGTAAAGATGGTCAAATAGATTTCTATAGATCCACTGAGCTAGGACCTATGGCTGGTAGCACCGCTGGTAATCAAAAAATACGAAGAGTAAAAGATATTAAAAACGCTATACCTTTAGCTAAATTTAAATCTAAATATATTAAACTTGATAATGGTAAATTAAAAATACCTCAAATGCCTACAGAAGCTTTAGCTAAGCAAATAGCTCAAGAGATAGGATTAGACATGTTTAATGAGCAGATACAGAATCCTGATAGTGAAATAAGAAGAGACTTTATAGAACGTCAAGAGTTTTTTGGAGCTGATATATTAGATAACTATGTAGAGCAATTAATGTATGATGTTTCAAGACCAAGTGTTAAGGATCAACTAGCTTTATTTACTGACGGTGAAAGAACAGACTGGCTTAATAATAGAACTAGATTTTATGATGAAGTAAAAAGACTTAATCTACAAGAGTTAACATCTACACAAATTAAAACAAAACTAAAAAACGCTCACAAAGCTGTTTATGGTGATAGGTTTACAAATGAACAGCACATAGGTGTAGCAAATCAGTTTGGTAATTTACTTGTGCCACAAAGAAAAACAGGTGTGTTAGAAACAGAACAAGAGTGGTTTGATTATTTAGAAACTGTAATAACAAATGTTGACAATGTAGAAAATGTTATAGCTTATACTAAAGCAGATCAATCTGTAGCAAATTCATTGAGAGACTCTAGTACAATGGTGGAAGCTAGAGAGTTTGTAGAAAAAACATTATACCCTGCGTTAGTTAAAAAATATGGAAAGCCTAAAGCTTTAGACTTAATGGTTGCTTTTACCCCAGCTTCTTTTAGTAATGGAACTACTATATTTGGAGATTTTATAGCTACAAAAAACAACGAATTAATAGGTGGTCAAAGACCTAATAAAACGCCTAGAGCTGGTGTGTTTGGAAACATTACTGATATTACTAGGCTAATACAAAGAATAGATCCAGCTGTTGTTAGCATTGATAAAAAAGTTATAAAGTTTAATGATGGAAGACCTGATAGAAAAATAGATATAAATACCGGCGCTGATGTTCAGATGCAATATTTAAACGGTAAGTTCGAAAACAGTCAAGCACTTCAAGATAAAAATAAAGTAGACGCTGACTTAGCTTGGAATTTCTTTATAGAGTTTATGAAGTCTTTAAAAAAATCTGGTTTAAACAACAATACAGTGGCTTTATTAATGGGTGTTATGAATGGTAGTAACAATAGCGCTCTTAGATTAGCCGCTCCTGTATGGGGTAGGTCTACTAAAATGCCATATGATACTCTTAAAATACCAATGATAAGAAATGGTAAACTTGTAAAAAAATCTAATGGTGAACAAAGGTATGAGCCTGCTTATAGATACGAGCACGCTATACCTGCTAGAGCTATCTTGTTTTTTGCATATGAATCTATATTCAATGGTAACAAAGAAATTGATTTAGACTTGCTTAAAGACGACTACAGGGTTACTATAATCCCAGTTAAAGAAATGGATGATGTTCTGGGTAATACAGGATTTACACAGTCAATGCTTATAGGTTATCAACCAGGAAAACAAGAGTGGTGGAAAAGATATTACAACATATTTACAAAAGGTAAAATGCCTTTTGGTTTACAGTCTTATGAAAGTGGTGATGTTGTTGGTCAAGAGTTTGAAGACTTTTATAACTCAACTAACGGAACAACTGGTGTTGCTTTAAATGCTCAGCAAGTTGTTGACAAAAATAACAACGCTGATATAGCAATGGAAAAAGCTAGGTTAAGTCTTAAGGATTCTAAGAAAATAAAAAAGATTAGAATATTTGATTTTGATGACACACTAGCTCAGTCTAAAAGTATGGTTATAGTTAACATGCCAGACGGTAGCAGCACTAGAATAAATGCTACTGAATTTGCTACAGATGCTGCTAGGTTAGAAAGCGAAGGAGCTAATTTTGATTTTGCAGAGTTTAGTAAAGTAGTTGAAGGTAAAAAAGGACCTTTGTTTGAAGTTGCTAAAAAAATAGCAGATACAAGAGGTTCAGAAGATTTATTTGTATTAACAGCTAGACCTCAAGATGCTGCTGGACCTATACAAGAATTTTTAGCTTCGGTAGGTTTAAATATACCTTTACAAAACATTACAGGTTTAGCTGACGGTAAAGCTCAAGCTAAAGCTGATTGGGTTATAAATAAATTCGCGGAAGGTTATAATGATTTTTACTTTACTGATGACGCTACTAAAAATGTTAAAGCAGTTAAAGATGCTTTAGATGTATTAGACGTTAAGTCTAGAGTTCAAATAGCTAGAGTTAAGTTTCAAAAAGATTTAGACTTTGAGTTTAATAAAATGATTGAACGAAACAAAGGCGTTAAAGCAGAGGCTAGATATTCTCAAGTTGTAGCTCAAAGGTTAGGTAAAAATAAGAAAAGATTTAATTTGTTTTTACCACCATCAGCAGAAGACTTTAAAGGTTTGACATCTTACATGTTTGCTGGTAAAGGTAAGCAAGGTGAAATAGATCAAGACTTTTTCGACAAAGCCTTAATAAGACCTTACACTTCTGCTGTTGCGGCTATAGAGACTGCTAAGCAAAGAGTGTCTAATGATTATAGAAACTTAATGGCTAACTTCCCTGAAATTAAAAAAGTATTAAGAAGTAAAATATCAGGTGAACAATTTACTTATGATGAAGCTGTTAGAGTTTACTTGTGGGATCAAGCTGATTTTGAAATACCAGGTATATCTAATAGAGATAGAAACATACTAACTAAAATAGTAAGAGAAGATCCTAACTTACAATCGTTCGCCGATGGAGTTCTTTTAATTACCAAAAAAGATACTTATGTTGAACCTCCTACTTATTGGCAAGGCCAAACAATACTTGGTGATTTAAATACTATAACAACAAAAGTAAATAGAGCAGAGTATCTATCTGAGTTCAATGAGAATGTAGATATAATATTTAGCGAACAAAACTTAACTAAAATAGAAGCCGTATATGGTTCTAGAGTTAGAGAGTCTTTAGAGAATATTATATGGAGAATGAAAAACGGAACTAATAGACCAAAAGGTAGTGACAGGCAAACAAACGCTTGGATGAATTGGTTAAATAGATCTATAGGAGCTATAATGTTTTTTAACAGAAGATCGGCTTTGCTTCAGTTAATATCTAGTGTTAACTTCATAAACTGGTCTGATAATAATCCTTTTATGGCTGGTAAAGCTTTTGCAAACCAAAATCAATACTGGTCTGATGTAGTGATGTTATTTAATTCTGATAAATTAAAACAACGTAGAGCTGGTTTAAAAGGTGATATTAATGAAGCTGAAATTGCAGCTGCAGTTAAAGGTTCTAAAAACAAAATGAGTACCTTTATAAGTATATTACTAAGAAACGGTTTTGTATTTACTCAAGTAGCAGATAGTGTAGCTATAGCAACTGGTGGTGCGACGTTTTATAGAAACAGAATTAATACGTATAAAAAACAAGGGCTAAGTCAAACAGAAGCAGAGACTAAAGCGTTTGAAGATTTTTCTAGAACATCTGAAGAGTCTCAACAGTCGGCAGATCCTTCTATGATATCGCAACAGCAAGCTGGTATGTTAGGTAGGTTTTTACTTAACTTCCAAAACACACCTATGCAGTACACGAGGTTAATGAAAAAAGCTGGACTTGATTTAGTAAACGGTAGAGGTGATGCTAAAACTAACATATCGAAAATAGCTTACTATGGTATAATTCAGAATTTAATATTCTCAACATTACAAAATGCTTTGTTTGCTATGATACCTGGTTTTGATGAACCAGATGATGAGTTAACTGAAGAAGAACAATTAAAAAAATATGGCGAGGTATTAAGTAAGAAAGAAGATAGAATAGTAAACGGCATGATAGATACTATATTAAGAGGTTCTGGCGTAGGTGGAGCTGTTATATCTACAATTAAAAATGCTATAAGAAGATATAACTTTGAAGAAAAGAAAGGATTTACAGCTGATCATACATACACTGTGTTAGAGCTTGCAAATTTATCTCCAGCGTTAGGGTCTAAATTAAGAAAAATATATTCTGCTATACAAACAAAGAAGTTTGAAAAAGACGTTATAGCTGAACAAGGATTTAGCGTTACAATTGATGGTAGATTTCAACTAAGCCCATCCTATCAAGTTGTTGGTAGTGTAGTTTCTGGAGCTGCTAATATACCAATGGATAGAATGGTTGCTGAAATAAATGCTATCACAGAAGCTTTTGACAATAGAAATACTATATACCAAAGAGTAGCTTTAGCTCTAGGTTTTAGAACTTGGGATGTTAATTCTAAAATAGAAGAGTTTGATTTAATAAAAGCAGATGCTAAAGTTCGTAGAAAAGAAGAAGGTAAAATAAAAGCTAAAGAAACTAGAAAAAGAAAAGCTGAAGAAAAAGCAAGACTTAAAAAACTAGAAGAAGAAAGATATAATAACATGAGTGATTCTCAAAAGTTAGAATATGATCTTCAAAAAGACAAAGAGTTTCAGGAAAAAGTAGATAGTGCTATAGAAAAAGCTATGGAAAAACTAGATAAACTTTATAACGAATGAGAACAATAAATAAAATAATAGTACATTGCTCAGCCACTCAAGAAGGTAGAGATTTAGATGCTGCAGAGATAAACAAGTGGCATTTAAAAAGAGGCTGGAATGGTATAGGTTATCACTACGTAGTTTTATTAGATGGTATTATAGAGTATGGTCGTAGTATATATAAACAAGGAGCTCACGTTAAAGGTGAAAATGAAGGTTCTATAGGAATTTGTTACATTGGAGGTGTCGAATCAAAACGAGGCTCTAATGGCAAATGGATTGCTAAAGATACTAGAACACCAGAACAAAAAAAAAGTTTACTACTGTTGTTAAAAACATTAAAGAAGATGCATCCAAAAGCTACGATACATGGACACAACGAGTTTGCGGCTAAAAGCTGCCCATGCTTTGATGCTAAAAAAGAATATTGTAATATATAAAAAATAAAAATGGCTTATAAAGTAAAAGGACCTGCTATAAAAGAAAAAGCTTACGAAAAGCAAAACAGAAAAATGCGTAAAGATTACACTGCTGAAACTGGTAAAAAGCTAGGATCAAGACAAACATCTGGAACTGGCAAGCGCAGAGTTTCTTTTGCGTGTAGATTTGCTGGTATGGCGGGTGCTATGAAAGACGCTAAAGGCGAACCAACTAAAAAAGCAATGGCTTTAAAAAAATGGGGGTTTGGTAGCGTTGCGGCTGCTAGAAATTTCTGTAATAAACATAAAGAAAAATGAGAGATAAAATTAGAGGAATAAAAGGCTTTCACATGGGTGCAGCTAATCCTACACCTTTAGATAAACTGAGAAGAGAAGATGCGCCTAGAGGTAGTCAAGCTACTATATCTGCTCCTACACCTGAAGATAGCACCTGGCAACAATTTAAAACCTTTGTTAGTAGTCCGTTTGATGGTGCTAGAGCTTTAGTAAACGATGCTAGAACAAGTATTAGAGAATCTGTAGGTTTAGATAACGATAATATAACTAGTGGTCCATATGCTAATTTAAGTAATTTAAGAAGAGCTAATGAATCTACAGACGAACAAACTCAAGAAGCTTTAAATAGATCAAGCGTCTTTAATAATGTTTCTTCTATGACGCCGTTTGCTTTAACAGCTCAAACAGTTTCTGATGCTGTTAGTGGTGATTTTGTTTCGTTAGCTACTAAAAAATTAAACAAAATACCTGGCGTAAAAGAGGTAATTAAAAATCCAAAACTAGCTAAAAAAATAGCTAAGACCGCTTACAACACCTTAAAAACAAATAAAAACGTACTAAGTAATAACTAATGGATATACAACAATTTAAACTCTACTTAATTAACGGATCAACTTTAGGTGTAACAACATTTACAAAAATAGAAATGGGATTAAAAATAGTTCTTTTATTAGTTACTATAGGTTATACTATATCAAAATGGATAGAAATTAATAACAAAAAAAATAAATAAATTATGGGAAAATTATTAGTAAAATTAGGACTATGGATGCAGGCTTGTTGGTTAAAGCTAATGTGCAAATGGAATTGGTTAGTATCTAAATTAATCGTAGATGTTAAAGATTGTCCAGTGGCAAAATGTGTTTGTAAAAAATGAAAAGTATAGACCGTTTAAGAGGAGCAGCTAAAAGAGGCGCTGCTAATAATTATAGTAACTTTGGACAAGCTATTCAAAGGGCTGTTAGCGCTATGCCAGGAATGTCACCAACTCCTTTCGCTGGTGAAATTCCATTTTCTACAGAGATATCTGTAGAAGATAGGCAAAAACTTAATGATAAAGCAGATATACAAGTTGGAATAAATAACATAGAAGATGTTATGAAAAATGAAGACAACTATAGAAAAAGTGGTAAAATGAAAGGTAAGGCCAGAAGAAAAATCGAAAGCTATCAAAAAGAAATAAAACCTAAAAGAGAAGAGTATAGAAAAACATATAACGAATAAGGAACAAAGATAACTGGGCGTACCATACCCAAAAGTTCCTGTAACCAGAAAGGGCCCTCATTACGAGAGCCCTTTTTTGATTTATATATATTAAATAGTTATAACTTTTAGCCTTTAGTAAAGTTTTGAGCAAAGTACCTATTTTAAGTACTTTCATCGAATTATTCCTATTATAACTATCCATCACAGGCAATACAATCTTCATTCATAGCTTGTTGTGCTATATCACCACGCAAGACAGATTCTGTCCTTGTATAATATAAAGTTTTAATACCTTTTTTCCAAGCTTCAAAATGAACTTTGTTGATCCACTTTGGCGTTGCTATACTAGGGAAAGCTAAGTTTAAACTAACAGACTGATCTACGTATTGCTGTCTCAGTCCAGCTTGATTAACTAATTCTAGTTGATTGATTTCTTTAAAAGTTTTAAATACCTCTTTTGCGGGTGTTTCGTGGGCCATAACAACACTATCAAGCTCAGCAATGTTCTGTACACTACCACCATCAGCCATAATCTTGTCCCACGTTTCATTGTTATTTATTTTAAGTTTTCTAAGTAGTTTAACTAACGTCGGGTTTTTCCTAATGAAAGTCCCTTTCGCACTTTGCTCTGTAAAAACATTTGCAGCCCACGGCTCAATACCAGGCGAAACATTTCCACTAAGCTTACTATTGCTAACAGTAGGAGCAACAGCACGTAAATGAGTATTACGTAAACCAGTTCCAGCACACCACAAAGGTTCTCCATAAGTTTCTGCAAGTGCCATGCTAGCCCTTTCGCTTTCAATTTTAATTTGACTAAAGATTTTCCTAGTCTCAAACTGAGCAAGTAGACCTTCGAACGAGATACCTTTTTCTTGTAAGTATGTGTGCCAACCCAAAACTCCCAAGCCAAGCGCTCTTCCTTTCGTAGCTGACCTAACCGCGTTTTCAAAGCCTCGTAAGCCTTTAGCTCTTTGTATAAACTCTTCCATGACCCCGTCAAGGAACCATATACTGTCGTAAATAAGGTTTGTGCCTTTCCACTCTTCATATTTTGCTAAATTTAAAGATGATAAACAACATACAAAACTGTGGTTCTCATCTGTGTGTAATGTAATTTCTGAACATATGTTTGTCATATGTACTTTTAATCCATTTTCTTTATAAGCTTTAGGATTCTTTTTGTTAACATTCCCTTTAAACATAATATACGGCTCTCCAGTTGATTTTCGCTTTCTAAGTAGTTTACTCCATCTATTTCTAGCTGTAGCATCTCCTTGTTCAAGCTTACGCATAAACTTGTCACCAACAACTGCGCATTGATGTAGATTAAGCGATTGTCTGTTAACATCTCCTTTAGGTTCTCTGATCTCAAGCCACTCTTCGAAATCGTCGTGTTCAATGTTAATATTAACTGACGCAGCTCCTCGTCTAACTGATCCTTGATTAGTTGCGAGGATTGTTGAGTCATATATTTTGCAGAAAGGTACAACTCCGTCTGATGTTCCATTTCCTGTTATTCTAGCGCCGGCGGGTCTAATTTGATTTATACCGATACCAACTCCACCGCCGTGCTTAGCGAGTAGCATCATCTCTAGGTTTTTTTGCCCTATGTCTTGTATCGAGTCAGCAACATCAATACCGAAGCAACTAATAGGCAGACCACGATCTGTCCCAGTATTGCTAAGGACCGGCGAAGCCAAACAAAGCCAGCCGTTCCAAATATAATCAAAAAAAGTCTGGGCCATTTCCGGCTTGTATAATCTTCTAGCCACAGTTTTAGCAACACGCATGTAAGCATCACGTGGCGTTTCATCTTGTAGCAAGTATCCACCAGATATTGTTTTTTTATAGACTTCTGTATTTCCCCATACTGGGTAGTCTTCTCCTTTAATCCATTCATTGTTCCACATTATGAAAAATATAATATTATGTAGGCAATTGCTACGTTTAAATTTACAAACACTAGGTTCCATTGTTTAGCCACAAATACTTGAGGTATTGAAATAACACCTGCTATAATATATGTGATCATACCTCTTTCATCAGGAAGTAAATGAGGACTAGTCATCATAAATGCAGTCCCCATGTATCCTAATCTGTTAGCTAATCTTTCAGTCGGACTTAACTTCCTCTGTTTCACTAGGTTTTTCAACCACATCCTTTTTAAGTTCTTCGATTGCTTTTTCATATCCAGGCATTTTTTTAATTGTTTCTAATGTTCCTATTGCTAGGTCTTTTACTTGTGTTATTTCGTTAAGAAGATGCTGTGTCACCCTTACAACCGCATCCATCTTGTTTTTCATTTCTATTAGTTTTGATTCCTTCATTTGATCTTGCTATTTTATTTTTTAATACAAATTGGTTTTTTGCTTTTTTAAAATCATGGAAAGCCACTTGTCTAGGTCCTGTTAATTTTTTTAATTTATAAAACATAACTAACACCTCTCTGCTTTCTTTAAATTCATTAGGATATTTGCTATGAAAATAATTACAAGGATAAGATATTAGTCTATTTTGTTTATGACCTATAACAGACTTTAAATCCCATTTTGATGTATCATTTGCATCAGATGTTAAAAGCTTATTAAAGTCATCTGTTGAACCTCCTGGGTATGTATCTCCAAGATCTTTATGAGACCAAAACGCTGTACCATTTAATTCTTTATTTTTATTTTCAGACAAATATAAAACTATAGCTTTTTCAGGCTGCTGACCTTCTATTATTGTATCATTGTGTATACGCCAATCGTTATCCTGTCCTTCTTTAGCTTGTCTAAAAAAGCATAGTATATTTTCAACTTGTCTATTTTCTATATATGATATTTTATTTACCATATAATCAACTAAAAGACTATGAGGTTCTTTTACCCAAAAAGATTTACCAGGAGTTTTTACCTCCTGATAATCTCTTTTGTCTAACAACAACGTGTCTAAAAGTTCTTTTTCTAAAAAATTATCTTCTATATAAATCATCTATATCTTCTTGTGTTATATTTATCCAACTACCAGATGTCCTCGAAGTCTTCACCTTCGCCAGCTTTTGAATAGTCTGTCGGCCTGATCGCGAAAAAATCAGTATGAGTGACCCCGCCGGTAAGATGATAGAACCAATCAAGATTAGTTGCTGCTTTCTTGTCATATGAGAAATACGATCCAAGATCGATATAGCCCAGTTCAATAAGTTTTTCATTTGTTCTTTTTCTTATAAATTGTTTTAAGTCATAAGCTTTAATGCCTTCAATATCACCCATCTCAAACATTTTATCTATATACTTTTCTTCTAAAGCTACCATAGCTTCTGCAGCTGTAATTACATCTGACCTACAGGCTTCTAATAGCTTATCGTCTTCTTGACACATGTGCTTAAATAGTTGACAACCCATCTTACTATGCAGGCTTTCATCACGGACAGACCATTTCATTTGCTGCCCGATACCCTTAAGTAAATTTCGAAGCTGAAAACTATAAAGCACTGCAAAAGCACTATACAAACTAACTCCTTCAGCGAAGGCTGAAAATACAGCCAAGCTTTTCGCAATACCAGTAGTATCACTACCGTTGTAAGCAACCAGATTATCAAATCTTTCAGCCGTTGCTGGCTCGTGAAGAAACGCTTCATAGTCTTCTAGTTTTAAAGTTTCATTTAAATAACTATATGCTACCGCGTGCACAGTTTCCTGTGACCCAAACATCATAGCCATTTGCCTTATTTCGTGTTTAGGAAACCACGATACGACCTTCTGGGTCCAATAGTCTGAAACAGCGCATTCGGTCTGCGCGAATCCAAGAAGTATGTTCCCAACAAGGTTTTTTTCTTTTTCGTTAAGTCTTTCATTCCAATCTTTTATATCACTTTGCATTGAGATTTCTGTATGTAACCAAAAAGCCTGTGCTTGTTTCAACCAACCTTCAGTATAATACTCAGGATAATCAAACGGTTTGTACGCTATGCGCTCATCAAATAATCCCATTACTTATATATTTCTAAAGCTATATCAATAAACGGTATATACATAACGTGTGTATCTTGTTTCTCTTCATTATAAGATCTTATTCCAAATAATATACCTGGGTAAAACCCAAATGATAAACTCCAATTTTTTATTTCTTTATCCATAGCACTTTATTCCATGTTTATTTTGCATCTCTACAAGCTCTTTGTAGATAACTTTATTCCTGTTTTCAAAACTCCATTTCCACCACGTATCTATTTTACGTTCAGCGTATTTCTGTCTTGCAATTACTTTCGCGAGGTTAGGATTAACCTTATTGTTTCGTCGCATTCTTTTTGATTTTGTGGTTTGTATAATGTAAAAGGACCTATTTTACTTTCTGACATTAGCTTTTTAAACATTTTCCATCTAAGTGGAAATGATTCATTCGCGCGGCCTTTAGTTTCTATTATAAAACCTTTACCTACAAAATCAGGAGTATATTTAATATTAAGGATTTTTTTATTTCCTCTATTTTTATAATCCCCTTTACCATTTCCACAACGCTCAAACGATTCAAATGGAAAATCAAATGCTTCTTGAAGTTCAAATGTTTCTCCTTCATACAGAGCTTTGATTTTAGCTTTTTTTAAAGCCATATACATATAACGTTCTAAACCTGATGCAAAAGTTATGCCATCATATAATATTTTTCTAGACTGTACAGGACCTTTTTTACGTTTAAAAGATCGTTTCATCATAAATATCTATATTATTAATACCTTCATTGTCTACTTTATGATGATGCAATAAAGCCTCTTCAATTTCATCGCGTAGGCAATGTCTAGCTGATTCAAGATATAATATTGCATCCATTAATTCTTCTTGTACATCAACAATAAATCTACCTAGATCTTTTTTCTGACCTTCAATTTCTTGCATCATTGTAGCGCCATATTTCTTTTGACCTATTAAGCTACGTTCGTCCATCTTCCTTAGTACGTTTTGTACTATCTTATCTTTAGTTTTAATCTGCATCTTTTACAAATGTTCCGTTAATCATTTTACCAGTTCTTGCTGATATCTCAGTGTAAGCAGAATCAATGCAGTCTTCAATAGACATACCTTCCAATTCAGCTAAATTAGTTAATACAACAACCATATCACCTACAGCATCTTGTATTTCCTCTTTATCATTTTGTAATAAAGCTTTAGCTAATTCACCAGCTTCTTCCATTAGTTTTACGTATTGTGTATGTGAGTTACCTCCATCATATATACCTCTGACTAATGCCCAGTTTCTAATAAGATCGAATCTTTCACAGTCTAGATCATTAGATATACATTTATTAGGATTATGTTTAGTATTAAAATAAGCTTCGTAAAAAGCTTTATTATAAATATAACATCTATCTGCATTAAACATAGATGTTTTTACGTTTTGCATGATCCACTTGATGTTCTCTTTTGTTATTTCAAACTGGCCGAACTCTGTTTTCCACGTTAAACCAATGTTGTCCTGTAATCTGCCTTTTAATTTATTGACAGGAACAGGGAATGTTGAGGTTTGTTCTGTTGCGTTTATCTTCATTTTATTAAATAATTGTTTATATAGTTTTCTATCTTTCTTATAGCCATAAGACTGTTGAAGCTCTATTTCGCGGTCTGATATATAATCTATATCGTCTGACTGCTCAAGAACTTCATACTCATTCTCCTTGTATCCTTGTACAAGGGTTACCCTGTTATTAAGATCACGTGTAACACCAATCTTTTTACCTGGTATGTGGTATAAATAATACATATTTTTTTAAAGTTTATCGTTATATAAGTGCATATTATGTGCGTGATGGTAATACCAACCGACGTCAATAGACAGTCTGTCTGCAATCATTTTTTGTAATGATGAAAATTGATACTGATCATTACAGAAACCGTACCAGATGTCATTAGAACGCATATAGACTGACATACAAAGCTTTTTGTTTATGATTGTAAACTGAATCGCATAAGTACAAGGAGTGTCTTTCTTATATTTATCAAATTCTTTAGCGTCGTATATACTAATCGCTGCGTGTCTAGTATCTGGATTTTCTCTAAGCTTGGCAACAACATAATCTATTTGATTATTACGCTGCCATTGATAACCGTAATTGCTATTAACATTTCCGTTACTATCTGCCATGCGTTCCCATATAGGAGGTATTTTACCGTACAATTGACCTAACTTAATTATATTAGGATCACCAGACAAATACCATTGCCACTCGGCTTCAGCATATTCTAAACTCCATTTACGTTGTTTATCGGTTATATGATTATCTAAAGGGTTTTGTATGTAAAACCCACAATTAAATAAAGCTTTTGTGTTGTCAAAATCAATACCATCTTGTATGGCATAATGTAACAAGTCTTTATAAGCTTCATTTGCGTTTTTATAACTGTTTAGCATATTTATTATAGTAGTATTTATAAAATTCATATAATTTAATCCATATGGTTGTTGGACCATATGATTCTGGTGATCTATTTACCTTGCCACCATTGTTGATCTCTATATACCAGCTCCCGTTCCCAGTCGCGAATGGGGATATAAATATCTTGTTCCTTATACACCAAATATACGCCTTCATGTCCTCCGAGGACTGCGTATATTGACCCATCGTGTTCTTTTGTTTTTTCGCTGGCATCTATTCCCATGGCATTGGCTCGTTGTTAATACCTATTGGTTCGTGAGGTATAAAACAACCTGATTTATGTTCCCATTTAAAATGTGCTTCAGCACCGTTTTCACCAAGGTTTTGAAACTTAACTTTTAGTACTTTAGCTTTAACCGTTTTTGCTTCGTAATCTCTGTGAACTAATATACCGTGATAACTAGCATCGTACCATTCACCACCACCTTTAATATTGTACATTGTTGGTTCTTCCATCTTACCGTCTTTATCTTTATACATTTTAGTTGGATGTGCTACTATAAATACTAATACATCAAACTTTTTGGCAAATACTTCTATTTTAGTTAAGTATTCCATTGTATAACGATTAACATCTTCTGTTTTACAATCAATGTCTCTTACTTTATTAAAAGGATCTATAACTAAACATTTAATACCTTTGCGTTTAACAAGTTCAGCTCCTTTTCGCAACACAGATTCCAACGTGTATCTTTCCATATCAATGTGGAAATAATTAGTATTGCAATGATCTGCTATTTGATTCCATTTGTCTCCATGTATATCAGCAGATGTTGGCATGCCTTCCCAGGTTTTACGCATTAACTTGTGAGCATGTAGATACGTCGGCGCATTCTCTGGCGACGCAAAAGCCGTTTTCCAACCGTAGTTACGATTATATCCGACAACCATTTGATCAACGAAGTCTGATTTACCGCTACTAGGTATACCAGTGACAGTAATAAATTGACCGGTATAAGTAGAAAATATGTCATCAAAATTGGATAAACCAACTTGATATCCTTTCTTAAAGCCATTACGGACAAAGTCAGTAACCTCATCTTCAATATCTTTGAATGTTGTAACATTTTCGAGTGGTACGGGTCTCGCGGAGGTAATACGCTGTACCAGTTTTTCCTTGCCATGTTTTTGTAAGTATTCATTAGCATCTTTACAGTCATCAAACGTTGCTAGATAACAAACTTCAGCTCCAAGTCTACGGACTAATTCTGATTGTAATGCTTGCCCTGCTTCATCTGAATCAACTGCTAGTATGATTTTTTCCTTGTCTTCAAAGTAATCAATACAGTTATCAAGATAATCTAAATTGTTATTGTTTAGTGTTGCGCCATTAGGTACAGATATAACATTTGGTACACCTGCTTCATGAAAAGCCAACACGTCCATTTCGCCTTCAGTTATAATACAATACTCATAACCTACTATGCTGTTTATATTGTAGAATACTTTTTCAGCACCCTTATATAGTTTAAAGTTTTTTCTTCCATCGCGATACTTAACGTTGATTAGTTGATCACCCATGAAATAATTAAACTTTATTGTATTCTCGGACTTACCGGTTTGCGGCATATACTCAGCACCCTCGCTGATTTCTAAATCATAAAGGGTCTGAGTTCCTATACCTCTTGTTTTAAACCAATCAATTACTTTATCACTTAAAAACTCAGGATATTCAGTATCACTAGGCGGACCAACAGGTCTTACATATTCTTTTTCACTAGCTCCTTTACGTTGATAAGTATGTAACTGAAATGATGTATTACAGTTGTGACAAGTACCGAGACCACGTTCCCAATCATAAGACGCGCATTTTGCCTTTTGATTCTTGGGTTTTCTATCGCGAGAACAAAGAGGGCATACGCCCTGCTTTTTTCCCTCTTCAAGCTTATGTTGATTGAATTCATCAATCAAAAATCCATTGATCTCTGTTGTCTGCATTTAATTTAATTTAATCTTCAATTAGTGTTACATTACCATTACCGTCTGTAGTTATGCTAATGTAATCGTTTTCATCTACCATTGTTCTTCGTCTCTACATTCAGGGCATATGTCGCAAAAATCGTATTCTTCTTGAGACATGCCAGCGTGACACATTTGACACGCCAGCTCGCCATTATTTTTATAGTGCATTAGAAAGGCAGATCGTCTTCAACACCAGCCGCAACAGGCGCGGCTTGAGCAGGTTGATCTTGTCTTGGAGCTGGAGATACATTATCACCATTAGTCCAAACAACTTGCACATTACCTAAGTATACTTTGGCAACTTTAGCCTCTCTTTCTTCTTTTGATTGTGCTACAACCACAGGGCCATTGTTTCCAAATTGATCTAATTCATCATTAATAGTTATTGTTATCGGTAAGTATTTACCTTTTTTACCTTCAATTATTTTATCTTTAGGTATATTGTTAAGGTTAATACTAGTTTTAATTATACTTGCCATTATGCGTATTGATTTATTTGATTAAACATTCTAGCTAACTGATCTTTTGTCGCGTTAGTAGTTCTTCTTATATTGTCTACAGCTTTTACGTGTGTTTGGTTCCTGTAAAAATTATTTACATCAGTTTCTAATCCTGTTACACTGCATACTTTTGTTTGGTTTTTTCTGGTTCTTGCCATATTATAAGGTTTTATTAATAAAATATTGTGTAGGATCAAAGCCTTCAGACTTATAAAATAATTCATAAGCCTGCACTGCTCTTTCAACCTTGTCCTTACCACGTTCATAAAATTCTGGTGAGCAGTCAAAAATACCTATTTGGCCTGTATTTTTGTCAATGGCAATAAATACCATTTCATAACCAAATAGTTTACTATAAATATACGCCTGCGAGTCGTAATTGTACTTAGAAGCTGAATATTTAAATTTATTAAGATCTGCTGTCGTTTTTAAGTCAACAACTAGCTTTTCTGAATGATTTATAATATCTGCTTTACCTTTCCACTTGTGACCTTCAAGCTCTGTAATGCCAGGCACTTCATATTCGCATTGTCCTTCACGTATAAGATCATAACATATTTTATTAGTTAACATCTTATCTGTTAGTTTTTCTATATTATCAACCTCGTGTTGCAGTAGACATAGCTCACCTCCTGACATCTCTTTATACACTTTTGTATTTCTAGTTGTTGCTTCTATAATCTTAAACTTTTTAAGTTTGTCAGGTTCTAGAATAGCTGTGTGGAAATAACCACCAACTAAAAACGCTGGTCTAGCCTCAGAGGCTTTACCTAGTGCTAAAGGATTTGTAAGCAAAGTACTGATGTCTGAGTTACTAAGATACTTTTTACCAAAGGCACCGTAGTAATGCTCATCATCACGTAGCTTTTCAATTACTTTTTCTTTATTCATATTATAGTGTTGTTAATGCTCCTTCTATTTCTTGAGATAGAGCATATTTAGCTTTTATAGCTGATACTTTACCACCTGCTGCTACATATTGAACCGCTTTTTCGTAAGCTGGATCTTTTTTAGAGGTTAAAGTTGGTTTTTGTGGCGTAAATTTCTTTTTGCCGTGATCATTTGTTGCATCACTATCTGCGGTATCATCAATTAAGAATAAATTACCTAACGCATATTTTTTAGCATACGAAGATGCTGAGCCAAATTGCTGAGGTGTATTCATACCTTTTTGATTTAAGTCTACACCAACTATAGCTGTAGCTTCCATAAAATCTTTACCATCTGTTATAGTAGCTGTTGATGTCATGATAGGTAAACCTACTACTTCATCAAGCTTTTCGTTGATTGTGACTGATACTCCTAATTCTAATAAAAAGGGTTTTGTTGCTTCTAGGATGTCTTCGGCTGATCTGAAGTTGTATTTGCCGAAGGAGTTAAATCTACTTTTTTTCGATTTAAACTTTGTTTGGATTGTAGCTAATTTTTCGTTTATATTCATTCGTTCGTTTTTAAATTGCTTATTATTATAATTACATGTTTTGTTTGGTATTTACATACGTAACTTAAAGATAGTCAAGCACTTGCGAGTGATCAACATTGTCTATTAATTTTTGTACTGCTTGTCTTTTTAATTCAGAAACACGCACGTAAGCACTTGCGCCTTTAATATTAAGTTTATCCGCTATGTAGTTACCAGAATGCTTATCACAGTCTAATCCATACGAAAGCCTTAAAACCTCATACTCAATTGGTGTTAAATGTTTTTGCATTAAGCTTTTTAAGTATAAATTTAATAATTGTATATTATAAGGTTCAGACTTATCTGGTAGTTGATACATCATATTTTCACCATGTTCATTGACAGGTTGGTTATCTATAGATAAAAACGTACTATTAAAAAACATAGCCACCGCTACTTTATCTTTTGGATTTTTACGTATTTCATTCAGTTTATGCTCTGGTATACGTATATCACCTCTAGCCATATCAATTCTTCTTCTTATTGCTCCCTTTATGCGCTTGCTGAAAAATGATTTTAATGTTTTTTCTATGTCTTCTGAATCTTCTAACATAAGCCAGTCTAGTTTATCTACACCTCTTGTCAAACCTTCACCGCCACATTGTATTAAATCCATTATGGTTAATACGCCTGATGCTTGCTGAGTAGTTGAAAACTTACGTGCTAAATTTTCTACTAATGGCATAAACTTTACTATTAGTTCATCTCGTGAGTAGTAATCATAAAACTTATCTGGAGGCATAGAAGATTTTAAATCTTCTTTATACCTTATATAGTTTTGTACGTTATATTTCTTCATTTAGTATTTTTATTTCTTGTTTTAACTCGTCATTTATATGACGGTATATTGTTCTTTTAGACACGTTTAATAGTCCAGCTATTCTACCAATACAAATATGCTTTCCAAAATCGTTAAGATCAAGCATAGATTGGTAAATCGCTTCAGCATCAATTCGTGATGATCTACCTATTAATTTACCTACTATACTAAGCTTTTCACTTATAGTTAGCATGCTATAGTCTTTAAATATTACTTTACGAATTTTATTAATAGGAGGTTCACCACCTATATTAAACACATCGTCTATCATGTCATTTAATACTTTTTTACTAATAAAAAACGTTACAAATCCATTGTCTTTATTTGCTATAAATTCATATACATGTGATGGTAGTAAACCATTCTCTTGATTTAAATAATATAGCACTAAGAAATGCCATTTTAAAGATTTATATGTAGTTATTTTAGCTTTAGTATTAAATAAGCTATAGTGCTCGTGCGTGCCATTTTCAAAGAACATGTACTTGTCAGTTTCAATAGTAGGTTTATCATTTATAGGAAACTGCCTATAAACAACACGTCTATCATTTAACCATTTTATATTTCTTTCTTGTGACATTTGCTTGTTACTTATTTAACTTATAAGGGCTGTTGTCACAACCCTAAGTATTTCAATCTTCGATTGTATTTTAAAAAAAGCTTTGCTTTTAATTCAGCTAAATGATAATTACCATTTAATGTGTGCAAAACTATATCGTTATGCATACCTGCTATTGCGAGTTCTAGCTGTTTTTTGTGCGCCTTTTTTCTTCGGCTTTCTGAAAGATTTAATTTTATCGTTAATTCCATTGTAATTGCTTAATATTAATTGGTCGTATAATCTTTTGCTCATTTTTTCCTTTTATTAATTGTTTTTCTTGTTCGTAATAATTCCAATAGGCTGACAAACTGTCACCCTCTACTTTGTATTCTTCTGGCATACATTGTGGTGGTTCTGTAAAAGTACTGTCCGGTATTCCTAGAGGTAATTGTCTTAAAGGTTCTTTGCATTTAGTTATTGTTAAATGTGTTTTATTATATCTCTTAGTATATTCTTCGCCAAGCGCTATCATGTGATCATATAACCACATGTATTGCTTTGCGTTTTGTCTACACCATATTGTAGACGGATGATTGTAGTGTGCTTTTTTATAAGGTACTTCAACCATTGGGTAATTTAGTTCAGCATAATGATGATGCGCAGTACAAAGCATCTGGGCTGATTCTAAGACCATTTTAACCACATGCTTGTTATATTGTATCTGTGCAGCTTTAACTGGATCTCTATCTAAATAAAATATATTCATTAGTATCGTCTTTTACTAGGTTTATTATAATATTTGTCTAATAATAAGTGTACTACTTCCTCGCTTATCATATTGTCATTATAAAGTTGATATATAAGTTTTCTCATAATCCTGATTTTTCTAATATTAACTCATAACCTACATCTGTATTGATAAACCCATTTACTTTACCTTTATGACCAAATAGTTTCATATCAGTACCTATATCAATATAAGGACCTCCTGATGGATCAACCATAATAATATCCTCAGGGTTATCTCCAAAGCCGCATCTTACGTATTTAAAATTGCCCTTCCAATCTATATTACCTCTTTCATTTAACTCAAAGGTAAATTTATCGCCGTATCTATTTGTATATTCTTTCATTCTATCTCTATTCATAATTTCTAAGTGTTTTGAAAAGTGGATGTCTGTAAGAACCTGCTTTAGTTCTTTCGAAATAAGTAAAAGTAGCACGCTGGCCAATATAGTCGCCTATATTATCAAGTATATTAGCAAGATCTTTATAGTTATAACCTTTACCTGGAGGGCAACCAAATTCTACGCCTTTATCATCTTGCATTACAAATTTACCAAGAGTACCTGTTCGTTTACCTTTACCTGGCACATAACCTACGATAGTAGCTTCTGCATCATGAAAGTCTTTAAACTTCTGTAAGTTGTAAGAACGTTTACGCTGATAAGAACCATCAAGACGTAAGATAGAGCCTTCGTAATCTTTTTCTAGAAAACTTTTGTGTTTTAGATTAGCATGACCGTTAGATGTTACTTGCCACGTTGGAACGTATTTTACACAGTAAGAATACATATCACTAACGCTTAAGTTTCTCATTCTTTGTGAATAAGGATCGTTGCCATTAGCATAATCGTAGCAATGAAACTGTACTAATTTTTTAGATTTAGAACGCATATAAGCTGTTGGTTTTTGAGTTCTAACTAATGATATAATTTTTTCGAAGTCGTTACGTAGTTCGTGATTGTATAATTCACCGTCTAGTATAACGTCTGGATGTTCTGCAAACCAAGGTTTAAGATCTTTTAATATATGTCTAATATTAAGCCAAGGTTTACCTGTGCGTGAATAAGCAATTACTTTTCCTGTTTTGTCGAGTTGTATAATACAGCGTACGCCGTCAAGCTTTGGTTGCATGAACACTTTCTCGGACCAGTCGACAGGTTTTTTGCCTACTTTGTATGCGAGCATTGGTTTTATCATAATTTATTTAATTTATTTTCTATTCTTTTTATTTTATTTTGAATAACTGCACATTTTTGATACTCTTCTTGTTCTAAATACGAAGACAATAGCGTCATAAGCTTTGCTAATTCAGCTAGTAATGTTTGTTCTTCGTCTTCATCGGGTGGTATAAATGACAAATCCGCGTGAGCTCGTTCATATAGAACTTGCGCCACGCGTTGTGCAATTTTTTCAATGTCTTTGTCTGTCATATGTTTATTATCATTTTTGATTCGTATTTTGTTTGTAAAGTTTCCAATCTGTGTAATCAAACCTTTCAGGCTGAAACCAACCACTTTTTAATATATCACTTACTTTGCTTACAAATACACAGGAGTTATTGTACTGATTCCAGCATGTTATCCACACGTCTGGTTTACCTGTCCATATTGTATAAGTGTAGTTATGATCTATATTCTCGTGAGAAGGGTATAAATACTGCGAATTATAATGAAAGTCTTTAACCAAATGAGATGCGATTCTTGATCCATCACCAAATTTAGTAAAACCCTCATCTTCTTGCATGTGTTTAACCCAGTTAGCTAGCTCTATAGCTCTATACTCAGGATATCCATCATGATGTAAATACATATTTACGTGGCTTTTGTCACCGACCACGTCGGGATTACAAGCAAAACCTAGGTCATTATCTTCCGCAGCCGACCTTGGAACTACCATTGTTACATTTCTTGTACTCATAATTTATTTAATTTTAGGTGCGCAGGGTGGATTCGAACCACCGACCTCTAGCTTATGAGGCTAGCGAGCTACCAACTGCTCTACCGCGCAATATTAAGAGAGAGATGTGCCCACGAAGCTGCTTCGTTTACGTAAACCCGCCGTTGTTTTGTTGGACAAGTATATCTCTGCATATCTGCCACCTCTCTCTGTATAAGTTTAGTCTAATAAGACCATATAGGCGTTTATGTTATTTTTTTGAAACCAGCGTAACGCTTTTTGAAAGTCACTTATTAGCCTTTGGTTTTCAACTCCCATTTCGAAAACAGCTTGTGTACCCATTATAAAATCATAAATGGATAATTCTAAACCGTTTAGATAAAAATCTTCTTTTGAAAAAGGATTTGTCACTGTTTCTCCTTTTGTGTATATTTCTCCATTGAACCATTTTGGTATTTGTTGTTTAACTTGTTGTTTCGTCTGCTTTTTCGTACTCATAACCTTCTTCTATTAATTCGTTTTCTACTTCTTCTTTCATATCATTTACATAAGAGTCATATACCTCTCTAACCGCATCTTCTACATAATAAGCTTCAAGGTCATCTACATATATTAACTCGTTGTAGTCAGTCATAGCCTCAACCAGTCTGTCACTTAAGTCGTTTTCGTAGTAATGTACATCTTCATTTATACATACGTTTCTACCATCACCTGATGTTGCAACCCACACTTCATAGCCGTCAGCTGTAGTTTCAGTGTATATACTATAGTCAGGCGTACGATTCCAGTTGTCTGTTAGCTCGAAATCGTAATGATCTTGTATTACTTTTAAAGCTTCATCGTGTTCAATATCAAATTTTACACCGTGTGCTTCTAATCTTTTGTCAATTAGTTCTTCTGTTAGTATCTTATTCATAGTCTTTAGATATTAAAATGTTATCACCGTATTTAAAATCCCACGCTGTAATTCTAATTAGTTCGAGGTTTGTAAATGTATATAACGAGCTAATGTCGCTAATTTTTAAGTCACTATAAAATGTAGTGCTTGATAATGCTTCTACTATGCTGTCAACACAAGCAGAATACTTGTTGTTTTCAGAGGAATGTAATGCCTCTTTGATTTCAGGCTTTAGCCTTTCATAAATTGTTAGTCTTTTGCTCATTGTTTATAGTTTTTAAGATAATAATTTAACATATACACCATTCTAGTTAGTGGATTGTGTATTAATGCTCTAGCGTTGCCTACAAATTCTTTAACAGTAACTTCATTGTCACTGTTAAGCCACACATATCTTTGATTTTGCTTATACTGTGGATTGATTTGGTAAGCTCTATCGCCGCCATTTTGTTTTCTAACCATACCTGATTCAAACGTAGCTAGTCTTAATCTTGGTAGATCTTTTAAGTTGTATTTTTTGTACTTAAACCACTCTAGTCTTTGTTTAGAGTAGCAAGGTACTGGAAATTCAAACTCTCTTGTGCCGTTTTTAGCTTGCCTTTGAGTAGTTACTTCCTTGATGTTGTGCTCGATAAGTAGCCTACGTGCGTAAGCATCTTCTAGCATTTGACGTTCTTGTCGCCATGTGTACTGGTTTGTCATAGTTATAATTGTTTATTTGTTACATTGATATTATCCATTAGTTATCGTATTTTGTTTGTGTATCTCGTTTTTTATTTTTGTACAAACGGTTGTCTCTACAATAAGGGCAACTTCCGTTGTTTCTACAGGTTTTATCAAACTTTTTTGATTTAGTGTATGGTTTTTTTCTAGTCCTGCTCATCTAAATTAATTAAGTTTAGTGGAGGTGGACAGATTCGAACTGTCTTCCGTAATAGTTCCATATAGGCTTTCTATCACGTCAATACCAAGTCACCCCCATTACGTAGTTATCTCCGTTTCCATGAGTTCATAACGATCCCTCACCACTTCAACGATCGGACTTCCACCGTGCATGCAGTTAATTACTCTGCAACCCGTGATACTACGACTTATAAAATTAAAGGATCTTCGTCAGCTTAACCACGTATCTCTTCGCTGAGTTCCTACAGCCATACTGAGCCCTTCACATTTATAAGATTTTTAGTAACTAGTGAAGGAATCGAACCTTCATACCGTCGTAGTAATGAACTCTGTTTAACTTAATAACACCTGTTACATCCATACCTAGTTTACCGGCTATTGTGTGATCACTAATCGTATCTTTCGCCATTCCAGACATTTTCTACCTTTGCTTACGCCGCGGTCTGTTATTTATTCGCTGGAGTCGGTTTTCATATTTAGATAGAGCTATATACCGTAAAACTCTTTGTACTTACTTTCTACGCCAAGCTCTGTGCACAGATGCACTTACTTCTTGACTGACGATTTGTATTGTATTACCGGTTTTATGCTCAATAATTGGTACATAGCTGTACGTTTGGGTTGTTGAGCAATTAACACAGGTTTTGTAGCCCATATCTAATCGCAACCGTGGTATATTTGTTCCGCATCTACAATACATATTTTTAGTTTATTATATTATCAATTAATATTCGTATTTGTTTTGTAATTAATTACCTAACAATTTATTTAAAGCTAAGTTAATAACATATTCTTTCATTTCCATATATTCATCACCGTCAAGTGGTTGGTCAGCTAATTGCCAATCAACACTGTCTTCAATAATTTCTTTCATATGATCTGCTACACCTTGTGCAATCAAATCTAGTTCTGACATTTTACTCATTTATTTTGTTTTTAATGTTAAGTAAAGCTAGTTGATAGCCATAGTTTTTAGCTAATTGCATTAGTAAAAAGTCATTACTTCCGTTGTTTGCTTCTGCAAAACTGTCAAGGTATTCTTCGGTAGGCGTAGCTACTATTCCACGATCTAGTTTACTTAGTTCGTTATTTATATATTCTTTCATATTATTTAAATTTAGCTGCGACTTCACGTATTTCATCTTTGTCTTCTTGATCTAACCCAGGTGTTTGCTGAGCGTACATACGTAGTACATAGTGTACAAAAGTGCAGTCGTTTTCTGTTAGTTTAAGTGTTCTCATTTAATCTTGTTCTAATAGTTCATATATTTCGCTTAGTGTCATTTCATCGACTTCGCATTTCTTGTAGTTCTGTTGTACCCACCATTTAGACCACGCTAAATCCCATGGATTAGTTGTTTTAGTTTCCAAATTCTATTCCTTTATTATTAGTTACCATCCACTCACAGTCATTTAACTTGTGACCTGCGCCATATAAAAACGACTCACATGATTCTGTATCAGGATTCCATTTATTTTCTTTTGTACATAACACGCTAATGTCATATCTATATACTTTACCATCTGTAAAATCTAGTAAGAATATATATTTAGCTATTAATCCAATATCTACTGGATTTATTTCTTTATTTTCTTGCATTTCGTGCCATTTTTTAATTGTATCACTCATGTTTTTACTATTTCTATTAATTGTTTTACTGAATATCTTGATTGATGTTTCCACATACGGTTGTGAGTGAACTTTCGTGCTTTGGCAGAATAGGATTTCTTGCCATTAATTTGTACGCGATTGTACTCTGCATCTGTGAGCCCACCACACCTGCCGTCATGTGCGTGCTTGCGCCTATGCTCGCTTGCACGATTTTGTTGCGCCTGTTTTGCATAGAGACACAGTTCTTTCATTGTAGTTGGATTAGACATAAGACCAGATTGTAGGTTTATATTCAATATAAGTTAAGCCTTTGTAATTAAACCACGAGTTAATACCTTCTTGGTCTTTGTCGCTATTGTAGATGAAGGCAAATCTGTTTGGTAATTCGCCGACTGGATAACCTTTGTAAGTTATGTTGTTTAATTTGATAGTAGTTTTGTCTACTTGTTTGATTATATTTTGCATAGTTTAATTTATTATATTATCAATAGTTAATCGTATTTTGTATGTATTACAGTATAGACTTATCTGTACCTTGAAAAGCTTTATGACCATTATGTAGCGCATAATTAGCTATTCCTTGTCTGAATTGCCACTCTCGCTTACGATATTCGTAGTCAGTACACCATTTGTACATAGCTATACTTGAAGTACAAGCTTTGTATTTAGTTTCAAACTCTTTGATTTGATTTAGTTTATCAGTAATTAGACCTTGAGCGTCTAGCTCTTTGAATTTAGTATCTTGAAATTGCATAGTATTATTTATTAGTTGATTTATAGTAGTTAATACGTTCTAAGACTTCTTGTCTTTCTATTTTTCTTTCGAGTTGCAGTAGTATGTAGCTTGACATATCTATCTGTTTACCGTTAGGGCAAGTTAATATATATTGCATAGTTATATTAGTTTAGTAAAAGTCGTAGTATATTTCAATAACTTTAGATTTTTGTTCTTTAGTTAACAAGTTGAAGTGCTTGCCATATATTCTGAAGGATATATTTAAGTATTTTGAAGACATAATATTATTATTTAATTAGTTAGTATTTTATTGTATTATCGATTTAGAGTCGTATTTAGTTTGTATTGGCTTGTCGTAGTTCTCATCATTGAGAGTTCCAAAGAGTAGCTCGTCAAAGTATTCTTCACGAGCTATAAATCTCTGCTGTAGTTTGCTGTAGTAACTTTTCATTAGTAGCAGATTTGACAGTTAATAGAATCCATCGCTGAATAATCAACTTGGCCTGTTATCATCATAAAGATGAAGAAAGTAATTCCGCCAAACGCTAATGGCATTAGTAAACCGAAAGCTATTACTTCCGCCACTACTTCTACTAGTGGTTTTGATTTTACATATTTAGTTACTGCAGGAATAAATCCTCTGAATTTGAAATTTGACATAGTTATAATTTAGTTATTAGTTGTCACAGTGTGAATCGAACACACTTATATACCATAGTGACATTGCTGTTTTCAACATTATTTAGACAGGTGATGTACACAGCTTAACGCGCCTGTATAATATCCAGTTTAGTCTGTTGCCTACTCGGTTCGGATAGTCACCGTTTTGTAAAGAAGTAGTGGTTATACTACCTCTTTATCTCTTAGTACAACTGGAACACTAGTTGAAGAAGTGTACGAGCCATATTTTTCAAAGCAATTTATAGAAGATAATTTGTCTTTCATAATTTCATACACTTTATCGTGATTGTAAGTGAATGATTTGCCTGATTTAAATTCTACATTGATAGTAGTATTTTTGCCGATTAAAGATTTTCTGATTACGAATCTTTTTGATTGAATTGAATTTTGCATAGTTAAAAGTATTTATTATTATTATTAGTATTTATTAGTTACATTATTATTATCATTATGTATTCGTATTATGTTTGTAATAACTTATATTGAAATCTTTGAAAGTAATATAGTTCATCAAGTATACATTGAGGTAAAACATTTTGTATAATTACTTCTGGATTTTTTAGTAGAAATAATTCTATTGATTGTATGTAAGTTATTCGTTTCATAGTTAGTTTGTTACATTTATATTATCATTATAACTTCGTATTAAGTATGTAAAATAGTTTAGTAGTAGAATGTGACAAGATGTCATACCACTATGTCACTATGTCACTAACAATAGTATATTATATATATGACGTAATGTCATGACAATCAGTCATATGTGTCATGTCAATGTGTCATACAACTAAATCTCACAAGGAAAAGAAGAGCGAGACAGGATAATAGGTATGAAATCTAGGTAGAAAAGTCTAAACCCCCCGCTCGGGGCCCTGAAAAGTCGTATATATGACGTTGAAAATTCTAAAACGGACGCGGACCCCCAAATTTAAAAGTCATTTTTCTTTTTGAAAAGTTTTTAGAATTTAAAGTAGCAACACCATACCCCTATATTTGTAACAACTTTTTAAAAAACAGTGACATAAGCCTTATAATATAGATAAGTAACACCCTATTGTCACACTTTATGTAAAAACACTTCAAAACCTGTAATGATATAGACTAAAGAAAATAAATAAAAACTAACTAAATGTCTATACTGCAAAGCTATCCAAAAGGCACGCCTAAAAAGGGAGATTATATAATTGGTACATCGATACCACCGGCTAATTCTGACGAGATGCCAACTACTAGAAATTTTTCAGTAGATAGCATAGCAAGTTTAGGTAACGCACCTAACGTAGTAACTACTACTTTTACAGTAACAGATGCTCAGTTAAGAACACTAGGTACAACTGATATTACTTTACTTACTTTAGCTGGTGGCAGTGGAGATGGAGAGTACTTACAATTAATAAGTGCATCGATATTACAAGGTGGAGGCGTTCTTGGTAGCAGTTATACTTGGGATGCAGCAGGTGCTTTTATATCATGGAATGACGCAGCGACGAATAATAAGATAATTATACCACAATTGCAACTACCTAATGGTAGCGGAGCTGTACAAGGGCCTTATACTATAGCGGCTGAAAATGGTAATTATAGAAGAGGTGGAGATTTAAAACTTGGTACAGCTGCAGACCCTGTAATTGCTGGTACACCTAACGGAACACTAACAATAAATTTAACATATAGATTATTTCCTCAAACATAATAACTCATGGCTAGAATAAGTTCGTATCCATTTGATACAACTGTCACAGATAATGACGCGTGGATAGGAACTGACGCATTAAACAGACAGACAAAGCAATTCACTGCATCAGCAGTAGCTAAATACCTAAACCTTAATGCTAAGGTAAACATAGGCGGTCAAATGTCATTTAAATGGTCTGATACGCAAAATGGTGGAAATGGTACTATATCTAAAACCGGTGGTGGTGGATCCGGAACGGGACTTGATACTTTGACACAAGTAAGAATATCTATAACAGAACTAAACGGTCAAAATGTAGTTAAGTTTTTAGAGTATATAACAGGTAAACCCATATTGCTAGGTCAAGGTGATCAGATAAGTCAGTTTGGTAATTATACATTAGACACTTACACTGTAGATCCTGCAGATCCTTTTTATTATATAGCTGATTTAACCTACATCGGTGGTAATGGAGTTGTTGCTCCACAAGGAACTCAATATACATTAATACATTTTGACATAACTAGTAGTGGTGATGTAAACTTAAAACAAAATTTTACCTCATCAACACAATGGATTATAAACAATACAACAGGTAAGGCAGAACCTTCAGTCACTTTAACTGACAATTCAAATCCGCCAAACGAAATAAAAGGATGTGTAACATACACAAACGCAACAACAATAACAGTCGATTTTGATAAAACAGTAGCAGGATCGTCAATACTAAACTAACAAATTTAAAAAAATAAACTATGCCTATTAATTACTACTGCGCCATTGCAATGAATGGCTCTGATATTGAAATGAACCGTAACGAGCTTTTGCTTCCGGTCATAGACAATGAAACCTCTGCACCAGCGACAGGTAGTGAGGTAGAAGGTCAAATGTATTACAACACCAGCACTAACATTATGTATTTTTATAATGGAAGCGCGTGGGTTGAAATGGATGGAACTGGTTCAGGTGTATCTTCACTAGCTGGAGGAACATCTACGTATATAACAAATTCAGTTGATGTATCTACTGGTGCTGTTACTTTAACTAGTACATTGGCTGGAGGAACTGGATCTAACACTGAATTTTATAGAGGTGACGGAACATGGGCAACACCCGCTGGAGCTTATACTAAATGGCAGTATAAAGTAAACGGTGGAACAGGTATTGATATGATCGATGGTGAAATACTTAATTTTATCTCAAGTACTGGTATTGGCTTAGCAGGCGCGGCCGCATCCCCAAACACACTTACTATAACAAACACAGGTGTAACAAGTATTGCCGCAGGTACTGGTATTTCTGTAAATGGTTCTACAGGCGCGGTTACAATTACAAACACCGTAGCTAATACAACTTCTTTAGGTATTGCAAATTCTGGTGGAACCGAGCAGTTCACAGTTACTGATACGGTAGATTTACAGTTTGCTGCTTCAGGTGGCGCGAGTGTTGCTTTTGATTCTACAAATAAAAGAGTAACATATACAGCACCATCTAATACAAATGAAACATATACATTGCCAGTTGCCGCTGGAGGCGCTAATTCTGCTGTTCTTAATTTAACAGCTGGTGGTACTGGTTCTGGTATTAAATCTTCTGTAACAATAAATGGTACTGGTGGTGAAATAGCGATTACTGAATCTACAGGAAACAACGGTAGTGTTACAGTTGGTTTACCAACAGATGTAGTAATTGCTGGAGACTTAACGGTTTCAGGTGGAGATATTACATTAGGCGGAACAGGACGTATACAAGGTATTGATACAGTTAGTGCTGGAACAGATGCTGCTTCTAAAGCTTATGTAGATGGACTTGTAACTGGAGGCTTAACTTTCAAAGACGGCTTTAATGCTGGATCCGGTGCAATAGATGGTGGCGGTAACCTTACAACAGGTAGCTCAAGAGTGGCAATATCAGTAGGTGATTACTATGTGGTAACAACCTCTGGTAGTTTTTATGGATCAGTACAACTAGATGATGGAGATTCTGTAATATGTAAACAAGATGCGGCTGTAGGAACATCTGATATAAATGACTGGGTTATTGTTCAGTCTGATGAAGGTGTTACTCAATTTAGCTCTAGCAATGCGTTAACCGCTTCTGTTGGTTCGGCAATAACTTCACAAACAGCTAGTGTTGGATCTGTGTCATTACAATCATTTGCTTATGATGGTGGTTCTAACGTAGGTCACGTTCCAACCGGTGGTTCAAACAGTACGTTTTTACGTGGAGACGGTACTTGGGTAACACCTACAAATTCAGGTGGTACTATAACTAGCATTGATATAACAGAAACAGGTACCGCACTTACTATTACGGAAACTGGAACTGCTACTGATCCTGACTTTAACATATCAGGAGCCGGTACATCTTCTCAAGTTGTTCTTGGTGATTTAACTTTAGGAACTCTACCAGTGTCTGGCGTAACAAGTGTAAACTTTAAAACCGACGGTACAGCATTAAATGTAGCCTCAAACACGATCACAGGAAGTGGCACAATGACCGGTATATGGCAAGGTACTGCTTCGGAGTACGTGAATGGACTTGGTGATAGAGTTACTTTTCCAACAATACCACAAGGTGATGTAACTGGAGTAAATGCTTCTACAGCTAATGATGAACTTGGTATTAAAGTAGCATCTTCAACAGGACCAGTTCCTGTAGTTGGTCTTGATATTAAAGGACTTACTGACATTGGAACAGGAGTTGCTAGTACTGATAGATTACCTATATATGACGTAACAGGAGATGTAAACAAATATGCTACAATTCAATCATTAGCACCTGCTATTAGAAAAGCAAGTACTTATGCGGCAACAATATCTAGCTTTGGTTCAATAACACACGGTTTAGGATCTTACGATGTAATAGTTCAACTTTATGATGCTAGTAATTACGAAACAATATATGCTTGTGTTGATAGAACATCAGTTAACGCAGTTGCTATTTCTGGAGGTAGTTTCCCAGCGGGTAACATAAGAGTGTTAGTTTCTCTAGCTGATTCAGGATCATAACAATAAAAATAAAATAAAATAAAATCAAATGGCAATAGAACTATATTGTAACCAATCAATAAATGGAACGCTAAATACCACTGGAATTATAACTTCCGGTGGTATTATAACGGCGCCAGGTGGTACATCTACTGAGTGGAATACATCATACGATAATATGATTACTGCATTTAGTGATTCTGGTAGTTCTACTATAACGCTAACTCTTACACAACAAGATGGTGGTACTTTAACTACATCATTTAGTAATCCACAAGGTACGGTGACTAGCGTAACAGCTGGAACTTACTTAACTAATATTGGAACCGCAGCAGATGTAATTTTAGACCACGACAATACAAGTAGATCAAATAACAGTAGTAGCGTTTCACCTGCTTATGGCGCTAGCTTCACAGTTATAGATACTATAAACACAAACACCACAGGTCACGTAACTGTTGTAAATACTAAAACAGTAACATTACCAGCAGCTGAAGACTACACATGGACAGCTGCAGCAGACGCCGGTAGCAATAGAATTATACAAAGCGGAAATACAATTGATTTTACAGGTGGAACAAATATAAATACAGAGAATGCTAGCGTCTATACTAGGTTTCATCTAGACGATAGTATTACTCTAGCTGGTACACTAACTGTAAACGGCACGGGCCAATCAAGTTTCGGTGGACAAGTTACTGTACCAACTACGCCAAGCGCTGGAACTGACGCTGCTTCTAAATCTTATGTAGATGCTCACACAAGCGGAATAGGAGGTTCAGGAACAACTAACTTTATACCAATGTTCACCCCTAATGGAACTACGTTGGGAAATTCTCAAATAAGTCAGGCGAATATAGGTACAGGAAACGCTAAAAGAATAACCGTAGCCTCAAGAATGACCATTACAGGTAGCGGTGGTGATGCTGATGGGGGAACTTTAAATCTTAGTTCTAATAGTGCAAGATTGGGAATTTGTACTAGTGCTTATCCTGGCTCTATTACAGAACCGGAAGCATCATTAGATGTAGGAAAAAATGCAAGAATAAGAGGATCTTTAAATGTAGGCTCAACAAATGAGCAATATTTATTTGTTAGTACAACAGGAGATAATCCTGTAGGTTATGTAAAAATGGGTTACTATGGATCCGGTGTTGAATGGGGGTCGTCTACATCTACCACAAGAACTCCTCAATACTCAACAGGTTTTGGTAGTGGTGGTAAAGTGGTTGAAGATGCAAGGTATTATACTTTTAAAATTTCATTTGCAAATATGGCTACTATAGACACAAGTCCTAGAGTGTTAATAGCACAAGATACCGGACTCTACACTTACATAGTGGAGGATTTCTATGTATTTCAAGACAACGCGAGTTCTAATAATCCAGCGCCAGTCTTTAATTCTGATTTGAGACTTGATTATAAATACACGCCAGGAGTCGGTACCGTAAGAACGAGTACTGCTTGGGTGGTTCCACAAGCTACCATTAGTCGAGACGCCAATTTAAGAAAAAGAAGAACGCTTATGCAAGGAGTTTCAGCAGGTGCTTTAAGTGTATCAGGCGCAGGACTACAAGAGGGTACTGGTACTGCATATGCAAGGGCGTCTGTAATACTAACAGCTAGCTCGGTTACTTCACAAAGCGGCTCGGGAGACTACTATCTAAGATTAAAAGTTAAAAAAATAAACATCGGTAATGATATTATTAATAACACACAAACAATTACAATAACATAGTTAAAGTAAAAACAATAACAAACAAGTGATAATATAAACATACCTGCTCGGTTAGAGCAATAACCAATGTCAAATTTAAAACCAAAACCAATGACACTATTTTACCAGACTAACACGTGGACTAGTCAACCACAAATTACGGAAGAAACCAAGAAAATTTGGGAACATATAGTTCAAAAGAAAAACTGGAGAATTGTACAGCTACCAAATGGATTTTACCAAACTGAATACCTTGATCCAAAAAAAGAAGATTCATGGATCGATGTAACGAGACGCGAAACAATGGAAGGTGCTGAATCAGCAATAGATGCTTCTATTAACCATTATGAGAAAAAATTAGCTCATATTCGCGGACCACAAGTCGTTAAAACTTTTAAATAAAATAAATCAAATTAAATCTAATTAAATCATGGCAGACGCTATAGTAAAAAATCTTAGTTTTGGAGACAAAGCTAAAGATAAAATATTTAAAGGAATTGAACAACTCACAAATGCTGTTAGCTCCACACTTGGAGCTAGCGGTAAATGTGTTATAATGGAAGATGACCAGGGTAATCCTGTCATAACAAAGGATGGTGTTACTGTCGCAAACTGTATAACATTGCACGATCCAATTGAAAATATGGGTGCAACTTTGTTAAAAGGCGCAGCAAGAAAAACAGTTAATGAAGCTGGCGATGGAACAACTACAGCTACTGTATTAGCTCACGCTATACTAAGTGAAGCTCGTAGTAAGGACGTAAACACTAGAGAACTAAAAGAAGGTATAAACAAAGCTGTTGATAAAGTTGTTGAATATTTAGAATCAATAAGTATACCCGTTAAAGGTGACATGATAGATGATATAGCAACTATATCAACCAACAACGATAAAGTTCTAGGTAAGTTAATAGGCGATGCTTTTAGAGAAGTAGGTGAAACAGGGATTGTGACACTGGGTGTTTCTGAAAACGGAATAACAGAAACAGAGATAGTAGATGGCATAGAATACTACAAAGGTTACTGCCATCAAAACTTTATAACTAACAAAGAAAAAGGTACGGCGGAGTTAGACAAACCATTAGTTTTAATAATGGAATCAAAAGTAGAATCTATTAGACAAATACAACCTGTGCTAGAACATGTAATAAAAAACAACAAGCCACTACTTGTAATAGGCGAAGTTGACCCCACTGTTCTTTCTGCTTTAGTAATGAATAAAATGAAGGGTAATATTAAAGTAAACGTTGTAGACCCTCCAGCATATGGCTTACGTAAAAAAGAAATACTAAATGATTTAGCATTACTTACAAACTCAACTATAATCAATGAAGATTTAGGTGATGATTTAAATGCAATACAAATAGATTACTTAGGTGAATGTGTAAAGTCAATTTCTCAAGAAAATCAAACAGTAATTCAAGTAGAAGAAATACCTGATGAAGCTAAAGATTTTATAGAAAAAATTAAAAAAGATTTAAAAAAGAAAAACCCTGCACACGTTGTTGTTAATTTAGAAAGAAGATTAGCTACATTAAGTGCTAAAGTGGCTATAGTAAAAGTAGGTGCTTTTTCTGATGTAGAATTAAAAGAAAAAACAGATAGGGTTGAAGACGCTATATGTGCTACAAAAGCCGCTATAAAACAAGGTATAGTACCAGGAGGTGGTATTGCTTTATTAAATGCTTCGTCAATAATAAAACCTAAAACAAAAGGTCAACAAGTATTATTAGAAGCTATAAAGTCACCTTTTAAAACTATACTTAAAAACGCTAATATTAAAGAACCGGATTTTAGTAAAAATGATGGTACTGGATTAAACGTGGTTACAGGAAAAATGGTAAATATGGTTGAGTCAGGGATTATTGATCCTTTGCTCGTAACTAAAAGCGCTTTGATTAACGCGGCTTCTGTGGCAACAACTATTCTTTCTACTGATTGTGTAATTAATAATATGAGAATAGATGAAAGCACTAGGTAGAAATTTAATTATAGAAAAGCTAGAAGATCAAATTCAGGAAACTGATGGTGGATTACTTTTAGCAGAAATACACCGAGATGACATTAGATACTTAAAGGCTAAAATTATAAGCCTAGGTAATGATGTTGAAGGGGTTAAAAAAGAAGATATTATATTTTATGATAAGCATGCTGGTCATAAGATACAGAATAATAAAAAAATATATCACGTTATTAAGTCAACAGACGTGGTCGTTGTTTTGTGAAAAAGCTAGAAGCAGGAGATTTAAAAAATCTTAATCTGCTAAAACATTATCGAATAATACGTAAATGGGCTTCCAAAAACAACGATCTAAATGAAGCAGATTTAGAACTATTGATATATTTAGATTGTATAGACTTGTTTACAAAAAAAGATTTTGAAGCAGGTTCTTACTCTTACAGTTGGGATAATAGAAGATGGAGTAGATTAATAAAAGGCGAATGGATTTCTGTTTGGAGACAGAGAAATAGAACAACTCAAAAGTACAACATATACAAAGTTTCTTTTAAAGGCAAACAACTTATTAAAAGAATATATCGCATAATGCTAGGTGAAGATGATATACCTATTAGTAAAAGGCGAAACAAGATTATAAAAGGAAATTCATATATAGATAAAGTTTTAACTAAATCTATATATAATGTTAATAAAGATAAAAACAGATAAATGAGTACAATAACAGCAGCAGCAGCAGCATCAGGAAGTTTATCACCTAGATTTACTCAACTTACAGGAAGTAGGTCTGGAGGAATAATTGCAGCTGCCGGTCAAGCTTTAGGATCTAACAATCAACAGGCTGCTGGAGCTGCAGAACCAGAATCAACTGACCCAAGTTACTTATCTGATGCTAATTCAGCTTATAGTGATGCTTATTCTGCAATGATGGATAATCAAGGGCCAGGTGGAAGAGCAAACTCTCAGTCGGCTGGTTTAAGAGACACCTTCAATTCTGCTAAAGAAGCGAGAGACGCGGCTAGATTAAGATTTAAATCAGAAGAAGCAGGTATGTCTCCAGAGGAATACAGTAAAGATCAAGTGTCTCAGTATGGTGGAGGTTATGGAAGAAGATTAGGTATTGGTAATATGACGTCTCAATACGGTAACGTTAGGAATGGTGTTAACGCAACTCAAAACCAACTAGTATCAGACGCACAGCAATCTTATACAGATAATCCTAGTGAGCAAGAAACTTCTGAATCTAAATTAAGAAACCCTTTAGGACAAGAGTTGCAACCTATGACAAATGCTATAGGTTTTAAAAACAGCGCTATAACAAACGCTGGAAATATGTTTGGTCAATCTTACGGAGGATTGTTCGCCGGAGCAGCAAAAAAAATAAAAAATAATAGCTTTGAGGTACACAAAATGTATAGCAAAGACGGAAAAGTTGAAACAGCTGAAACAGAAAAAGAACACTTAGCTTTAAAGAAAAAAGGATATAATCACGATAAATCAAGAAAAAAATAATTATGGACCACAAAAAATACGATCCAGCAATGGAAAAATTAAAACCAGGAACAAAAGTTGGTGTAGTAGGTGAATCTCATATATGGGACGGGCCTTTAAATCAAGAAGGCAGAGTTCATGGTCAAGGAGCTAGTAATGGAATAACAGGTATGCAAATACTTAAAGCTCCTGTTAAATATAAAGGAATCAATCCAGTTCTTTGCGCACAAGGCAGAGTTGGAGAATTATAAAAAACAAAAAAAATGAGTACATACAATTCATCGGTAAGTGTTATCCTCAGCGACACTATTAATATACCTCAACCTGGGGTTATAGCTAGTGGTACAAACACAGGGGCTACAAATCAATTAATTGATGCTGGTAGTGATTTTTTACCAGCAGTAACTAACCCTCTGGGATATGTTATATCTGGAGGAGACGTAGTATACACTAATGGCGAAATATTTACCGTGGTAAGTGTGGACGATGCAAATACAATAACGTTAAGTGGCAGTCCCACTCAAGCTGCTACATATGAAATATATAAAAGTAACGCTGCTAATATTAGCGACGGTTATTCTTTGTATTTTGGAACAACAGGTAATGTTGTTGTTGAAGATGTTTCTGGTAATCAAGTTACTTTAAATAATGTGGCTGCTGGAAAAGTAATAGATCTACTGGTGGTTAAAGTGTTATCAACTGGATCAACTGTTTTAACTGATATAGTAGCTTTACAAAACATATAGTTATGGCAAATATTCTAATGAACAGATTAGGTGCTGCTAAGGCCGGTAAAGGTTGCGCAGAGTCAGAAGGTGGAAGCGGGTGCGTTGTAAAGCGTGGCGATAAATACGTTATTTTAAATAACAAAAAAGGTGGTGTTTGGAAATCAGGTTTTTCTTCAGCTGAAGAAGCTAAGAAAATGCTTTCCGCATATCACGCAAATTCATAATTATGGGATACAATTATAAAGGACATTACGGTCATTACAGCGGAAACGCTAAACACTCAAAACATCACATGGTTAATTCATGGGAAGAAGAAGATGTAGCAAGAGGTAGAAAAGAAATGGCTGAAGGCCACAAAGGACATGCTGAAGCTTTGTTTGACGATGCTCATGGTAGTTACAATTACGATGGTCATAATTCTACTGGCGCTGAACATCATGGAGCTGCTAAGACAGTTAGTTGGAAATATGGAGATGCTACATACTCAGGTGAATTAATACCTAGCAAAGAAACATCTACACATAGATATGCTAGAACACATAATGGTAAAATAAAATCCTTACCGAAGAATAAATAAACAGAGTAAACTGATAAATCAAAAAAAACAACCAAACCAGGCTTAACAGCCACAAAACAAAAACAAATGTCAAAATTTTTAAAATTCAACATTGTTGACTCGTCAGCACTTGCAACACAAGGAACTGAATTAGTCAACGTAGATCAAATCCAAAGCGTATCATACGTTGTAGGAACAGGAGTGTTATCACTTGTATTAAAAGGCGCTGTAAGTAGCCAAGCAGGATACGCTATCGCTAATGATGGTTCTGCAACTGTACCAGTTACAACTCTAAGCCAAAGAGTAATAAACATTACTGTAACAACAACTAAGGATGGTGCTGCAGGTGTTCCAGCAATTATAAACGGATCTAAGTCACCACAAAAAGCTGTATATGCTGCATTAACTGCTAATCCAGGAGGTGTACAATCAACAGTTCAATTAGGACTTGATGAAGCAGCAACCCCGGTTCAAATGTATTTTTCTGACTTTGCAATTGCAACTGAAGTAATAGCATAAATGGAATCCAAGGGATTAGGCGATAGCATTGCTAAATTCACAAACAAAACAGGTATTAAGACCGTTGTAGATAAAATATCAGACGGTCTTAACATACCTTGTGGTTGTGATAAAAGACAATCATGGTTTAATAAAAAATTTCCTTATAACAATGGCATTTAAAATAAACCCTCCGTTCGATTTAAATAAAATTAACACTTCTGTATTTGAAAGAGATATGGGTGATGATCCTGTTTATGCGCGAACACCTAAAAATGGAGTTATTATTTTAAATGAAAATTTACTAGATGATCCAGTAGAAATGCAGAAAACATTAGCTCATGAACAAGTTCACGTTGATCAATATAAAAGTGAAATAAAAAATCCAGGTAGTGGATTAGATTATGAGGTAGATTCTGAAGGAGCTGGTAAAGTAATGTTTAAAGGAAAAGAATATGATTACTCAGTAATGCAAGCCGGTAAAGGTCCTTGGGAAAAAGATGCTCAATTAGCAGAGAAAAAATTAATGCAAAAACAAATAAATAAACGTAATGGATAAAATGAAAACAAATCAAGATGGCGGTAGCGTAACAGCTAAAGATTCATCAGCTGCAGGAAAGCAGTTAGAAAAAAACCAAGCAAAAGAAGGCGCTGCTAAATATAAAGGTGCTCATGATTATGACACGTCTAAAGGTTCTCACGGTCACGACTCAAAAGGTGGTCACGGTGCTGCAAAAATGGGTTACTCTCAATCTTTTGGAGCTGCAAGAATGAATGGTTATGCAAAAGGAGCTGCTAAAGTAGCTAACATAATGAGCTTTGGAGCTTCTAAATACATGAAACACGGAGCGGCAGATACAGGACATGGTGGACCAGAAGGTCATACTCATCCTACAAAAACGATAAAGTCTAGAACAACTAGTGGTGGTGGAAGTTCTTCTTCTAGTTCAAACACTACTGGAGGTGGAAGTTCTAGCTCTACGCAATCAACAGATAATCTGAAAAATTACCAAGCAGGTTTAGTAGATTTAGGGTCTGATTTTAAACCAACACCAGAACAAACAGCAGCCGCTAATGCTAGAGTCGCAGAGTTGAAAAAGAAAGACGCAGCCGCAGCCGCAGCTAATACTGCAAACGCAACATCGTCTAGTAGTTCATCTAATACAACTAATTCTGGTAGTAGTACAAATAATGAGGAAATCATTACATCGCCAAAATCAATGGCTGAAACGGTGCTGCAGGGTAATATTCAGGCAGAAAATAGAAACCAGCGATTTAATTTTGATAGAGAAGAGGCAAATATTACAGCTACTAATGATTCTATTACTGCTGCTAATAAAGCGTTAGATAGATTGCCTAGATTTAGACAAAATACTCCACAAGGACAGAGTTATGCTGGCAAAGCGGGTGGTCGAGCAGCTGCACTAACAAGAATTAACAGCGGTCTTTTTGGAAGAGATGAAGCGATTTCCATGTACAGAGAAGGGCAAAAGAAAGAATAATAAATTTTGAAAAAAATAATTCAATGGCTTACAGGTGGCGTCATCAAAGAAGTTGGTGACGTCATTGATAAGCTTACAACCACAAAAGAGGAAAAGCTGCTAATTAAAAAGCAAATCCAAGAAATAATGGATAAAGCTAATGCAGAAGCAGAGAGTCAAATAACGAGGCGTTGGGAAAGCGATATGAAATCAGATTCATGGCTTTCTAAAAACACACGACCTATGGCTTTAATATTTTTATCTATTATGGCTATAGCTTTTATATGGGTTGATAGTCATCATGAAATATCTTTTACTGTAGAACAAGAGTGGATTGGATTATTAAAGCAGTTACTTACAACTGTTTATATAGCTTATTTTGGATCACGAGGCGTGGAAAAATTCAAATCTATAAGTAATAATAAATAGTAAGAGTATTAATTAAATTAAATAAAATCTAATAAAATGAAAAAACTAATATTATCATTATGTTTATTCTGTTCTATTCTAATGTATTCACAAGATAGAAAAGAATTTGCTGGAGTGTGGCAAGATATCAACAACGAAGAAACTGTTTTAGTTGTATATCACGACAAGATTATTAAATCTTTAAAATTTTGGAACTTTAGATTAGGTGACCAATTCAATATTAAAGAAAGTTTTTTGTATGAAAAAAACGGTTTAGTCCAAACAGAATACGAAGACAACGTTAACAATGTCAAATTTATTACTGAGTACAGATTAGAAGATAATATATTAACAAAAGAAGCGAATGGTATGCTTCAACAATTCACTAAATTAAATTAAATAAAATGGCAGAAAGCTTTAAAATTACAGAAGAAGAGTTAAAAGTTGTTCAAGAACAACAAGCTAATTATCAAAAAATAATAGAGCAACTAGGGTTATCCGACGTGAGAAAGCACACGCTTTTATCTCAGTTAGATTTATTACTTCCTAAAATAGAAGAGAATAAACAAGCTCTTGAGGAGAAATACGGTTCTATTAATATAAACATACAAACAGGCGAATACACTGAAATAGAAAAAGATGACGGTGAAACAGCTGTTGTTAAGGCTGAGGACTAATGACTAATGTAATAAGAAAAATCAGTATAGGTGCTGATTATAAAAGCGATGCTATGCACTACTCTGTTGGACAAAGTGTCTATGGTGGTCATGAAATTGCCTATATAACTCAAGACCAGAAAGATAATTCTTATAATATTCACATAAAGAAAAACAATGAGGTATTGCCGTGGAAGAAGTTTAATTCTAACATGGCTATATCCATTGAGTACGATCTAGAGTATTAATGAAAAGCTTGTATGATTTCATAGTAAAACCTTTGGGAGATACTTACGAAAATAAAAAAACAATAGGTAACAAAGAGCTTATATTAAATACTAAAATTGAAAGTTTTAAATTTGTAAATAATGTAGCAGAGGTTATTGAAACTCCAGCTGCTTATGAAACTATTATAAAAAAAGGCGATTTAGTATTAATACACCATAATGTTTTTAGAACTTTTTATAGCATGCAAGGTGTAAAGAAAAAATCAAGATCTTATTTTAAAGATAATTTGTTTTTCTGCGCTCTTGATCAAATATACTTGTGTAAAAATAACAATGAATGGAAAGCTGTAAACAATAGATGTTTTGTTAAACCTTTAAAATCTAAAGACAAATTAACAACAAATAAAGAACAGCACCTTGTTGGTATACTTAAAATAGGTAATAGTTCCTTAGAAGCGCTAGGAATAAACGAGGGAGACTGTGTTGGTTATACTCCTTATGGGGAATATGATTTTAATGTAGAAAACGAGCGTTTATATTGTATGAAATCTAATGATATTGTAATTAAATATGGAAATAAAGAAAACCAAGAAGAGTATAATCCAAGCTGGGCAAATAGCGGTTGAAGAACTAATAAAGGTCGCTAAAGAGCCCATTATAGATTTTGGCCCTGACATCTCAGCAGATAGACTTAAGAATGCCGCAGCTACTAAAAAATTAGCTATATTTGATGCCTTTGAAATATTACAAAGAATACAAGAAGAAGAAAATATTATAAACGAAAAACCAAAAGAAGTTAAAGAAGAAAAAGCTTTTAAAGGTTTTGCAGAAGGAAGATCTAAGTAATGTATACGCAAGATCTTTTTACTGTTGTTGAAGACCACGTGAAACCTAAAGTTCTAAAAAGAATGAATAGGTATAATAAGTGGGAGTATGGTTACAATGAAGAACATGATATAGTTATTATATCTAAAACAGGAAGAATAGGTGAAATATATAAAATACAAAATTTATATATAGGATTACCTGAAGTTCCTAAGGATGTTGTTAAATTTAAAAACAACAAATGGAATAGAGAAACATTACCAGTTGCTTTCAAAAAAATCAAAACAATTTTTGATTGGGAAGAGTACCCAGTTGATTTTAAAGAAAAATGGTATGACTACATTGATAAAGAATTTACTAGAAGAGAGCAAGGTTTTTGGTTCTATAATAAGAGTGTGGCTACTTACCTTACTGGTACTCACTATATGTACTTGCAGTGGTCCAAAATTGATGTTGGGAAACCAGACTTTAGGGAAGCAAACAGATTATTCTTTATATTCTGGGAAGCTTGTAAAGCCGACATCAGGTGTTATGGAATGTGCTATCTTAAAAACCGTAGATCGGGATTTTCTTTTATGGCATCAGGAGAGGTGGTTAATCTTGCAACTATTAATTCCGATTCACGGTACGGAATATTGTCCAAATCTGGGGCCGACGCAAAGACAATGTTCACTGATAAGGTCGTCCCAATATCGGTCAATTATCCGTTCTTTTTTAAACCGATACAGGACGGAATGGACCGTCCCAAGACCGAACTTGCCTATAGAGTACCAGCGTCCAAATTCACCAGGAGGAAACTCATCGCCAACGAGACCGCGGCCGATCTTGAGGGACTCGATACCACTATCGATTGGAAGAACACGGGTGACAATGCCTACGATGGGGAGAAACTCAAACTCCTCGTCCACGATGAATCCGGTAAATGGGAAAGGCCGAACAACATCCTCAACAACTGGCGCGTTACGAAAACCACCCTTAGATTAGGTAGTAGAATTATTGGAAAGTGTATGATGGGTTCAACATCTAATGCTTTAGACAAAGGAGGTGATAACTTCAAGAAATTATACTATGACTCAGATGTTACAGAAAGAAACGCCAATGGACAGACTCGCAGCGGACTCTATTCTTTGTTCATACCTATGGAATGGAACTACGAAGGATACATTGATTCTTATGGCGTACCTGTATTCGACACACCAAAGAAACCGATTGAAGACCCTCACGGAGTAAAAATAAAACAAGGAGTAATAGAATATTGGCAAAATGAAGTAGATGGTTTAAAGCAAGATCAAGACGCTTTAAATGAATTCTATAGACAATTTCCAAGAACTGAAGAACATGCTTTCAGAGACGAAGCTAAATCTTCGTTATTTAATTTAACTAAGATTTATGAGCAAATAGATTACAATGGTGATGTTGGTAAAACAAAGCTAGTAACAAGAGGAGATTTTTACTGGGAAAACGGAATAAAAGATACACGAGTTCTTTTTGCACCTAAAAATAATGGTAAATTTTATTTATCATGGGTGCCAGACGTTAGTCAACAAAATAAGATTATAATTAAAAGAGGTATAAAATACCCAGCTAATGAACACATGGGTGCTTTTGGATGTGACTCTTATGACATATCAGGAACAGTGGATGGCAGAGGTTCTAATGGATCTTTACATGGTCTAACTAAGTTTAGCATGGAGAACGCTCCTGCAAATCATTTCTTTTTAGAATATATAGCAAGACCTCAAACCGCTGAAATGTTTTTTGAAGATGTTTTAATGGCTTGTATTTTTTATGGAATGCCTATATTAGCGGAAAATAATAAACCTAGATTACTGTATCATTTTAAAAGAAGAGGTTATAGAGGTTTTGCAATGAATAGACCGGATAAATTAAAACTATCTATTACAGAAAGAGAGATAGGTGGAATACCTAATTCATCAGAAGATATTAAACAAGCTCACGCGGCTGCTATAGAATCATATATAGAAGATTTTGTAGGTTTAAAACAAAATGGAACATATGGAGATATTTACTTTCAAAGAACATTAAACGATTGGTCTAAATTTAATATAAATAACAGAACAAAACATGATGCATCTATAAGTTCTGGCCTAGCAATAATGGCCTGCAATAAAAATAAATATAGACCAATACCTACAATTACAAGGAAAACTTATGATCTTGGTTTTAAAAGATATAATAATAAAGGAACAATGTCAAAAATAATTGAATAAATGAAAATGTACACTAACTCAAATAGCGCCTTTCCTAGTCAGGTAGTACCGGATTATGAAAAAGCTTCGTTAGAATATGGTTCACAAGTGGCGCAAGCTATTGAGACAGAGTGGTTTAATCAAGGCCGAACTAATGGTAATAGATATCTTACTAGTTTTAATAATTTTCATCATTTAAGATTATACGCTAGAGGTGAACAACCTGTTCAAAAATACAAAGACGAACTATCAATAAACGGTGACTTAAGCTACTTAAATCTAGACTGGAAGCCGGTTCCTATATTATCTAAATTTGTTGATATTGTTGTAAACGGTATATCTAGTAAAGAATACGATATAAAAGCTTATTCGCAAGATCCTGCTTCTGTCAAAAAAAGAACCATGTATGCGACTGCTGTTGCAGAAGATATGTTTGCTAAAGAACAAATGCAAGCTGCTGAAAATTTACTAGGAGTTCAACTACAAAGAACAAGTATTCCTCCAACAGACTTACCAGAAACAAAAGAAGAATTAGAATTACACTTACAGTTAAGTTATAAGCAAGCTATTGAAATAGCTGAGGAAGAAGCTATAACACAAACTTTAGCTAAAAATAAATGGGAACTTACTAAGAGAAGATTAAATGAAGATTTAGTTGTATGTGGTATAGCTTGTGCAAAAACTAATTTTAATGTTGCCAATGGTATAACTTTAGACTACGTTGATCCTTCTTATTTAGTATACTCTTACACAGAAGATCCTAATTTTCAAGACATATATTATGTTGGTGAAGTTAAATCAATAACTATACCAGAGCTTAAAAAACAGTTTCCTAATATTCCAGAAGAAGAATTACAAAGAATTCAAGAAATGCCTGGTAATAGACAATATATAACTGGGTGGGGTAACTATGACAATAACACGGTTCAAGTAATGTATTTTGAATATAAAACTTACATGAATCAAGTTTTTAAATTAAAAAGAACTGAAAACGGGTTAGAAAAAATAATAGAAAAAACAGATGAATTTAATCCTCCACCAAATGATGGATTTGAAAGAGTCGGTAGAAGTATAGAGGTGTTATACACTGGAGCTAAAGTATTAGGAACAAATACAATGCTTAAGTGGGAGCTAGCAGAAAACATGACAAGACCAGCTGCTGATACTACTAAAGTAGAAATGAATTATTCTATAGTTGCACCAAGAATGTACAAAGGTAGAATAGAATCTATTGTAAGTAGATGCACAGGTTTTGCAGACATGATACAGTTAACGCATTTAAAAATGCAACAAGTATTAGCTAGGATGGTGCCAGACGGTGTATTCTTAGACATGGACGGTTTAGCAGAGGTTGATCTAGGTAATGGTACAAACTACAATCCAGCAGAAGCATTAAATATGTATTTTCAAACTGGTTCTATTGTTGGTAGATCACTCACACAAGATGGTGATCCTAATAGAGGTAAAGTACCTATTCAAGAATTACAGTCATCTGCAGGTGGTCAAAAACTAGCAGCGCTAATACAAACGTACCAATATTACTTACAAATGATACGTGATGTAACGGGCCTTAACGAAGCTAGAGATGGTAGTTTGCCAGATAAAGACGCTCTAGTAGGTCTTGCAAAAATGGCGGCTAATCAATCCAACATAGCTACAAAACATATAAATCAAGGTAGTTTATATATTGCTTTAAAAATATGTGAAAATATATCGTTAAAACTAGCAGATGCTTTGAGTTATCCTTTAACAGCTAACGCTTTAGTAGAAGGTATATCTATTTATAATGTAGAAACATTAAGAGAAGTATCTAATTTAAACCTACATGATTTCGGTATATTCCTAGAGTTAGAACCTGACGATGAAGAAAAAGCACAGTTAGAACAAAACATACAAGTAGCTTTACAGTCTGGAGGTATTGATTTAGAAGACGCAATTGATATTCGTCAAATAAAAAATTTAAAGCTAGCAAATCAATTACTAAAACAAAAACGTAAAAAGAAATTAGCTAGAGAAAGAGCAAATCAAGAAAGAATGATAGCTGCTCAAGGTGAAGCTGCGGCTAAAACAGCAGAGCAAACTGCATTAGCAGAAACTCAAAAACAAGCAGCGTTGACCCAACAAAAGGTTAGCATAGAACAAGCTAAGTCTCAATTTGAGATAAGTAGAATGGAAACTGAAATGCAGATAAAAGCTAAGTTAATGCAGCAAGAGTACGGTTATCAATTTCAACTAGCTCAAATAAAAACAGGGGCTGAAGGTTCTAAGGAAAAAGATATTGAAGATCGTAAAGATAAAAGATTAAAAATGCAAGGTACTCAACAGAGTAAATTGATACAACAGAGACAAAATGACTCTAATCCTGTTGATTTTGAAAATACAGGAGAAAACAACCTAGGATTTAACATAGAAGAGTTAATGCCTAAAGTTTAATTATTTAATTATTTAATTATATTATATTATGTCAGAAAACACAAAGACCGAAGAGGTCAAACAAGAAGGTGATTTTAAAATTAAAAAGAAAAAAACACCAAAAAACTTAGGACACCTTAGCGGTAATGATCCTGTAAAAGTAGATTTAACAAAACCAGAAGCAACAGGTGATATTACACCAGATGTTGTAAAGGTTGAAATACCAAAAGAAGACAATGCCATTCGTATCGGAGAAACAGGAAATGTTCCTGAAGAAAAACAAACCGGAGATTTGGTTGAAGTGGACAAACAAGTACAAGAGCCCAGCGAGGCTATTGAAGAAGTCACTCCACTCCAAGAAATAACCGATGAAGAAGTTAAAGAGCATCATCTTCAAATACAAGAAGCTGTAAGAGATCAACAGATCTTAGGAAAGCCTTTACCGGAAAATGTAGAAAAACTAGTTTCTTTTATGGAAGAAACAGGTGGAAGCGTAGAAGACTACGTGGCATTAAACAAAGATTACTCTAAGCTTAATGGCTCAGAGGTTTTAAAAGAATATTATCTTAAATCCAAACCACACTTAGATTTAGAAGAAATAGCTTTCTTAATGGAAGATAATTTTAAGTATGATGAGGATGTAGATGAAGAGCGAGCTATACGTAAAAAGAAACTCGCTTATAAAGAAGAAGTTGCAAAAGCAAAACAATACTTAGAAAGTTCTAAGAGTAAATATTACGACGAGATCAAGTTGAGACCGGGTGTAACTCAAGAACAGCAAGAGGCGTTAAGCTTTTATGACCGATATAAACAGCAGCAAGAAAAAGCTCAAGCACAACACGGTGATTTTAGAGATCGTACTAAAAAATTATTCAATAAAGAATTCAAAGGTTTTGATTTCAATGTGGGGGATAAGAAATTTAGATATGGTGTTAAAGATCCGGCTAAGGTAGGTGAAACTCAAGTGGACGTTCAGAATTTCGTAGGTAAGTATTTAGACAAAGACGGAAATATGACAGATCCAAATGGGTATCACAAAGCTATGTACGCTGCGATGAATGCTGATAAACTAGCTCATCATTTTTACGAACAAGGAAAAGCTGATGGCATCAAAGGTGTTATTACAAATTCTAAGAATCCAGCACAGGATGGACCTAGGCAAGTTGCCGATGGAAATGTTTTCATAAATGGATTAAAAGTAAAGTCGATTAGTGGTTTAGATTCATCAAAATTAAAAATAAAAACAAAAAAGTTTAACTAATTAAAATTAAAAATTATGGCTTTATCCCCACAGTTTGGAAGTATAGTACCTTCTCAAACTCAACAATTACTTCAACAGAACTATCTTACATTCGATGGTGCTGCTGGTGGAAATTTTGCTCAGCAATATTTACCAGAGCTTTACGAAGCTGAAGTAGAAAGATACGGTAACAGAACGTTATCCGGATTTTTAAGAATGGTAGGCGCTGAAATGCCTATGACTTCTGATCAAGTAATTTGGTCTGAACAAAATCGTTTACACATATCTTATGCTGATTGTGCAATCGCTGCTAACGCTGGTGGTGGTGCAAATCTAGGTATTGATATTACTAACGGTGGTGCAAACACACAAGTATCAAACGTTGTTTCTCCAGCCTCTACGGTTGTAGTTATGGACGACTTTGGTGGTGAATTAAAATGTTTTGTAGATGCTTCTAATAGCGCTACTGGTCTTATATCTGTACAACCTTATACTGCTGCTGATCTATCCGGTCTAACTGGTTTAGTTAAAGTATTTGTATATGGTTCTGATTACCAAAAAGGACAGAGTTCATCTCAAGCTATTTCTGGTGCAAACGCAATTGGAGGTGCTAACCCTATGATTACTGTAAACCCTGCGTTTACTACTTTTAGCAACAATCCTATTATCATTAGAAGCCAATATTCTATCAATGGTTCTGACACTGCTCAGATCGGTTGGGTAGAAGTTGCTACTGAAGATGGAACAGGTGGTTACTTATGGTATTTAAAAGCTGAGTCTGAAACTAGACTACGTTTCGAAGATTACTTAGAAATGTCTATGGTTGAAGGTGAACTTAAAAACGCTGCTGTATCTCCTATTGCTGGAGCTGCTGGTGTAGGTATCATTGGTACTGAAGGTTTATTTGCTGCTATCCAAAACGGAGGTAACGTAGAAGTAGGATTTACTGCTGCTGCTGGTATCGACGCTTTCGACGCAATACTTAAAAACCTAGATACTCAAGGAGCTATCGAAGAAAACATGTTATTCTTGAACAGAAACACTGCTCTTGATTTTGACGATATGTTAGCTTCTATCTCTGGAGGTTATGCAGGTGGTACTGCTTTTGGTCTTTTCGAAAACTCTGAAGAAATGGCATTGAACTTAGGATTCTCAGGATTCCGTAGAGGTTCTTATGATTTCTATAAGACAGATTGGAAATACTTAAACGACGCTTCAACGCGTGGTGCAATGACTGGTCCTGCTTCAATTGAAGGAGTATTAGTTCCTGCAGGTACTTCTACTGTTTATGACCAAATCTTAGGTACAAACATTAGACGTCCTTTCTTACACGTAAGATATAGAGCTTCTCAAGCTGACGATAGACGAATGAAATCATGGCTAACTGGTTCAGTTGGTGGTGCATTTACTTCTACATTAGATGCAATGGAAGTTAACTTCTTATCTGAAAGATGCTTAGTAACACAAGCTAGAAACAACTTTGTATTATTCAAAGGTATCTAGTACATTAATGTAATTCTTACCCTCGTTATATCAACGGGGGTAATTATTACTTTTATTAATTTTATTATATTATATCATGGCAAAAAATGAAAAAATCCAACAAACTGGTTGGGAAATAAAAGATAGAAGATATTTTTTAAAAGATAACTCTTCACCACTAACATTAACAATACCTAGCAAGCATACAAAAAAGCATGCATTACTATGGTTTGATGAGGAAACAGGAGCTCAAAGAGAATTGAGATATGCTACAAATCAAGCTTCAGTATTTGTAGATGAACAAAAAGGTGAAGCAACAATGGGGCATATAACTTTTACTGATGGCGTACTGCAAGTTCCAAAGGAACAACAAGCTTTACAAAAAATGCTGTCTATATATCACCCTTTATTAGGTAAAAAATACCTAGAACACAAACCTCAAGCTATCGCTCAAGATCAATTAGCTGATTTAAATATAGAAATAGACGCATTAAACGCTGCCAGAGATATAGAAATAGATCAAGCCGAAGCAATCATGAGAGTAGAGATTGGCTCTAGGGTTAACAAGATGAGTTCTAAAGAACTTAAAAGAGATTTATTAATATTTGCTAAAAACAATCCTAAGTTATTCTTAGATTTAGCTAATGATGAAAACGTAATGTTAAGAAACTTTGCGGTTAGATCAGCTGAACTTGGAATAATTTTATTGTCTCAAGATCAAAGGCAAATATCCTGGGCGTCTAACGGTAGAAAACTAATGAACGTTCCGTTTGATGAAAATCCTTATTCAGCTTTTGCTGCTTATTTAAAAACAGACGAAGGTGTAGAAGTATTTAAATCAATAGAGAAAAAAATGATTTAACAGGTGATTATAATAATGGGTGATCACTTTGTGGTCACCTAATTATTAAAAAAAAACATATAATGGCAATAAACGTAAATCAAGTTTATCAAACAGTTTTACTTATTCTCAATAAAGAACAGAGGGGATATTTAACTCCTGATGAATTTAATAGAATAGGCGCACAAGTGCAGCTTGAAATATTCGAGTCTTATTTTGAAGATTTAAATCAACAATTACGTGTGCCAGATAACGATTCTGAATACTCGGATCGTATAAAAAACACGCAAGAAAAAATTGCGCTCTTTCAAGAATCAGGCACGTGTCCTTACGTAGGCCCTTATTTTGGCGTACCAACAGTATCAGGTACTACCACATCTCAAACATTTAACACAACAACAGCTCAGCAGTATGTAGTAACTACTATTACAGCAGATGAATTAGACGCTGGACAACCAAGCGTTACGTTAGAAGACGCAAACGGTGTTCAACAACCTTTAGCTGAATTTACTGATTGGACTATATCTGGTCTTACGCTTAGTTTGACTAATGTACCCACAGCTGGTAGAGCTTTAATTTTGACAGTTAACGAGTTTGATTTCTACAAACTAGGAACTGTTATACATAAAGATGAAACACCTGTTCAATACGTTCAACCTAATGAACTATTAGAATTGAATTTATCACCTATAACAAAACCATCTACTTCTTTCCCTGTTTACAGATACAAAGATAGACAAATATTTGTATCACCATCAACTATACAGAGTGATTTATCTTGTACTTACTTAAGAAAACCACTAAATCCAATGTGGAACTTTACAGCAACAGCTCCAGCTTATCAATACATTTATAACGCTAGTAGCTCTGTAAACTTTGAACTACATCCAACAGAACAAACTGAAATAGTGTTAAGAATATTAATGTATGCTGGGGTTATAGTTAAAGATCCTCAATTAATACAAAGCGCTGCTCAGCAAGTTGCTATGGATAATCAAAACGAAAAAATATAAAAAATGGCTATACAACCTCCTAATGACGGATTAATAAATGAAACTGGTCAACAATACTACCAAGGTGCTCAAGGTTTCAGAGGTGATGGAGCTAATAGAACTTTTACCACTACTTTTGATACTGAATTATATTTAGGCAATTGGAATCCTAACACTGAGAACTACGCGTTAAATAATTTTAAAGTATACACGAGTACTAGTGGAATACCAGGCTCTTGGTCTGAATATATTACAGAGTTTTCTATTTCAGGTAATTCAATTGTTTTTCCAGCTACTGCAATACCTGCTAATGGATTATACATAGTAGCTCAATTAAAAATACTAGATGGCGGGAAATATGGTTCTACACCTGCAGAGAAAGCGTATGGTCAAACTGTAGAAGACAATTATGGTAGTTACAAATACGTAAAACTAGTTGATATAGTAAATAACTTTTTAGTAGGATATGTTGGTACTGGTAAATTACTACCAGACGCTAAAAGAACAGATGTTATCTTTCACGCAAAAAGAGGTATGCAAGAATTTAGTTATGATACTTTAAAAAGTATTAAATCTTCTGAGTTAACAATACCAGAAGGTTTGACTCTTGTTCTTCCTCAAGACTACGTTAATTACGTGGGTATGTCTTGGATCGATGGGCAAGGAGTAAAAAGACCTATATATCCAGCTAATAATCTAACAATAAGTCCTTTCAATACTCAGTTGCAAGATAGTCAAGGAATACCTACACAAGATAATTTTGGCAATGATTTAGAGGGAACTTCTATAGTTCAAGAAAGATGGCATAGTGCTAATGATAAGTTAATAAACGGGAGTTGGACAATGCAAGATTTTACTAACGATTTATGGGCTTATAACTGGGATTACCCAGGTTCTTTCTTTGGTGCTACAAGAGGTCAAATGTACGGAATGGATCCTCAGTACTCACAGTACAACGGTTGGTTTAATATGAACGAAAGAGAAGGTAAAGTATCTTTTTCAGCAAACTTAAAAGACAAATTAATTGTTTTAGAATACATATCAGATGGTTTAGCCACTGATCTAGACACTAAACTACCTAAACTTGCTGAAGAAGCAATGTATGCTTATATACTTTACTCTATAATATCTACTAGAGCAAATCAACAAGAGTATGTAGTTCAAAGATTAAGAAGAGATAAAAGTTCAAAATTGCGTAATGCAAAAATAAGATTATCTAATATAAAGCTTGAAGAAATAGTACAAGTAATGAGAGGTAAATCTAAATGGATAAAATCATAATACATGGCAGAAGCTAAAAATACTTTTCTAAAATCCAAGATGAATAAAGATCTTGATGATAGAATATTGCCTAACGGTGAATATAGAGATGCTCTGAATATATCTGTAGGTAGATCAGAAGACAATGATGTTGGTTCGCTTGAGAATATATTAGGTAATTCTTTAATAGCGGCTACAGCCTCTAGTAATGCTAATTTAAAATGTATAGGTAAGTTTGAAGATGAAGTTGGTAATAGAATATTTCAAATATTAACAGACTACACTGATACAGACGCTACTTGCCAAACTATAAACTATCCCTCAGCATCTACTACTGTAGAAATGAAAATAACTGTACTTGATCTTAACAACAATACTTACAGTACTTTGGTTGAAGGTAAGTTTTTGAATTTTGCTAAAAACAGATGCTGGCAAGTTACAGGAATAAATTTAGTAGAAGATTTATTATTCTGGACTGATAATAGAAATCAACCTAGAAAAATAAACGTAACAACAGCTATAGGTAATCCTAATTACTACACTGAAGAAAATCAAATATCTGTTGCTAAATATATGCCAGCAAACCCGCCTGAGCTTTATAAGGAAGTAGACACTACTGTTGTAACAGTTACAGATACTAAGAATTTTATACTAGAAACAGTTACTGGTATATCTGTTGATATGTTTGTAGTTTCTAATGCTGCTCAAAATGTAGGAGCAGAAAGCATACTTGGTAGTGAATACATAAGAGTAACAGCTATAGATACAGTTACAAACACTGTAACTATTAATGCAGATCCTAATACCGTTGTTGTTGTCGGGCAAAGGCTTAGGTTTATTGAAACTACAATGACAAACGAAAGTGGTAATACTAGTTGGCCTGGTGATCCTAGATATTTAGAAGATAAATACGTTAGATTTGCGTATAGGTTTCAATTTGATGATGGCGAATATTCTTTAATGTCTCCTTTTACCCAAATAGCATTTATACCTCAACAATCTGGATTTTTTCTAAATGGAAACGAAACACAAGCTTACGAAAGTACTATTGTTAAGTGGTTCGAGAACAACGTGGATAATGTTAAATTAAGAATATCTTTACCTGGAGTTGGTACAAATGTAAACTTAGGAGGTAGTACCTCTAAAAATGTACTTACAGAATATAAGATAAAAAACATAGACATACTATATAAAGAATCAAATGGTTTAGTTGTTAAGGTTTTAAAAACCATATCAGGTACGACTATGGCTTCTGAAATGGACGAAGATATTTATGTTTATGAATATCAATCTGAAAAACCATATAAGACGTTAACTGAAGGACAAACAACTAGGGTTTATGATAAAGTACCAGTTAGAGCATTAGCACAATCTGTTGCTGGTAATAGAGTTATATATGGCAACTTTAAAGACAAGCACACACCTTACGATACGCTTGACTACAACTGCACAGTGCAAGAAAAAAATGACTTGTATACTTCTTGGGCAGAATATCCTAATCACACAATAAAACAAAATAGAACTTATCAAATAGGTTTTGTTTTGTCAGATAAATTTGGAAGACAATCCTCGGTTATTTTATCTACATATGATACACTTTCATCGGCTCAAGGTAGTACTATATTTGGCGGATCAACTGTTTTCCACCCGTACTATGATGCTAATGATTCGTTAGACATAAAGTCTTGGTTTGGTGATGCAGCTTTGCTTTTGTTAAATCAAACAATAGGTGATTTTACAATAGGATCTTCAGATCGTAACTTAGCTACAGGTGCTCCAGGTATATACGGAGAACCTCAAACATCTTGGGTTGTAGACAATAGTACTAATGATTCTTTAACCTATAACGCAGGTACTAATAGATGGACACTAAGCTTCTCTACACCAACTATAGGTTCTTTACCTACAACAGACATGTATTTAAGAGGTGAATACGTAGACTACACTCAAGTACTAAGCATTAGTAGCGCAGCCGGAGTAACTAGCATTACAACGCTTGACAAGCCAAATAGCTATTATTTATATTTAATAGAGAACACAGATACTGATACTAAGTTTGCATACTCTATAAATCCATTAGGTTGGTATAGTTACAAAATTGTAGTTAAACAAAGAGAGCAAGATTATTATAATGCATATCTACCTGGGTTTTTAGATGGATATCCTGAGCAAATGACTCAAGGAAGTGAGATTCAATATGTAGTAGACACCACGGCTAATACTTCTTACGCTCAAAACGCTAATGGTATAAATGAGATTTTATTTCCAGGTGGTGAGCTAGATGATACTGCTCATGCTGTTTTAATAAATGATAATATAAATAAAATACCTAGGGATTTATCTGAAGTAGGGCCTGATCAAAAACAATATAGAAGTAGTGTAGAGCTATTTGGTAGAGTAAACAACTACGAGGGTAAATTTAATATAACAAACTGGAGTCATTCTGGTGGCACACCTGGTGGTGCTGGCGCTGATCAGGTAAATGAAATTAGATTCGATGGAGTTAACGATCCTACAAACACAACAGTGTTTTGTCCAACAGGTTCTTGCACGGGTCAAGAAAAAGCTTTAGAACCAGGCATGGCGTTGTTAATGGGTAAGTGTGAAGTTGCATATCCAAACTGTACACCAACGAGCAATCCTCCCGCTTACCAAGATCCTCAGTTTTTCTCTAATGCTACTTTAATAACAAAAGTAGAATACGATGCTGTTGAAGATGAAACAATAGTTACATTTAGCCCAGGTGGTGCTATTAAAGCAGACGCTGATAACATAGTAATAGAGTATGGTGACAACGAGCAGTATTACCCTACGCAAAAACCTGATATTGCCTCTACAATAGGTACTGCAGATGACTTAGGTTTTTATCAATACTCAGTAGATAATTTTAACGGTAGCGCAGCTAGAAACTTATATCAATTAGAAACAAATCCTATAATAGCTAGGTTTTCTACAAACCAAAAACTAGGTGTTATAGCAGCTGATATGGTACCTTGGTTGAGCATATATGAAACTGCCCCGGTAGATTCATTGTTAGATATTTTTTGGGAAAGCACAACTGGTTGGAATTATATTTCAGACATCAATCAAGATGTAGAAGCTGGATCAGATGCACCAGGTGGTTTTTCGCCAATAGGTTTTAAATTTGTGGAAAATCAAAATTTTGATGGGGCTGATAATTTAATATTAACTGGTATTACAGGCAATGCTGATTCACCTTGGATAACAGATATATTTTACCCTCGTAATAATACAGGTGTAAATCTTACAAATACAACAGCGGTTATGACTGTTACGAATCTCGCTGGTACTGATGTCTCTGGTGATTTTCAATTAGAACAAGTGCCTCAATCTTCACCGCAAGAAGCAGGTGGTTATAGAGTTAAGTTTATAAACAGCAATCACGCTTTTTTAAAT